CGCTGACCTCCGCGGCGCTAACCTCGGCGGCGCTAACCTCTGCGGCGCTAACCTCTACGGCGCTGACCTCCGCGGCGCTAACCTCGGCGGCGCTAACCTCTGCGGCGCTAACCTCTACGGCGCTAACCTCGGCGGCGCTAACCTCGCTCCCCAGCAGCTGGCCGAACTCTCGATTGTCCCGAGTGAAGGCAGCTTTGTTGGATGGAAGAAGTGCGACGGCGACATTATTGCCAAGTTGCTTATTCCAGAGGACGCCAAGCGCCAAAACGCCACAGGACGCAAGTGTCGTGCTGAATATGTGCAGGTGCTCGCGCTCTATAAGGGCAAGAAGGAAGTGGAAGGACCTGCCTTTACGCACGCGCACGGTCCGAGGATAGAATACGCCGTGGGGGCCACAGTGAAGCCGGACAGCTTCAACGAAGACCGATTTGACGAGTGCTCGCACGGTATTCACTTTTTCATCACTCGCATCGAGGCCGAGAATTACGTCTAATTTTATGTCCCAAGAAAACACCTCAGTGAAAGATGCAGCCGAGCAGTCGGCTGCCACCATCGTCCGCGAAATTCGCGGGCTCATCCGGGCCACGCCGCCCTCGTTCACCAAGCAGCGGAAGCTGCTTCAGGCCAAGCTCCGTCTCCTGACGTCCGCGCGCCCGCCACTCGACATGAAGAAATTCACGGAAGAGCTGCACAAGGGACAGATTGCGTTTCGCACATCTGGACTCGCCGTCCGCCGACTGGAAAAGATACACGCCCACGCGAAGCATCTTATTCGTTCTCGGCTCCCGCGCGCCTTCGACGGCAAGGTGATAGATACGCGCAAGGACACGCGCGGCCAGTTGTATTTTGAAGCGGCCAACGGGCAGGCCCTGAGCGCTTCCCGCATGACGGGAGTTCGGTTGGCCAACTACTCCGCGCGTCGCGTCACGAGCGGACGCGTCAATCACGCGCTGCGTCGCCGCATCGTCGCCCCGCTCGGCAACCCCGTCCTCGTCGACATCGTCAAGCGCGAGCTCGCTTTGAACGCGACGCGCGCCTGATGAGGCCCGCTGTGTTGTTCCTCTGCCTCGCCTCGCTCCTGAGAGCGGACACCGGGACAGCCAGCTATGTAAACCCGGGGCTCGCCGGCCACCTCACCGCCAGCGGCGAGCCCTTTAACCCCCGACAACTCACAGCTGCCTCTTACAAGTATTTCAAACGCTATGTCCGCATCACCAATCCCAGCAACGGCAAATCTGTTGTCGTCTGGGTGAATGACAAAGGACCCAACCGCAGGCTGCATCGAATCATTGATCTTTCCCCAGCCGCCTACAATCAGATAGCCCAACCTTTCTATATTAGAAAGGGAACACTTTTTGTATCCATCCAGCCACTACCATGAGCGACAAATTCAAAACCCACGACAGATTTTCCGCCGGCACCGCCAAGCTCCTCGCCGAGCGTCGGCCGGGGCAGACGTTCTCCGCCCAAGAAATCGCCGACGCCTGCGGCGTCCACAAACGCACAGTCCAATATATCGAGGCCAAGGCCCTCCGCAATTTTGCGAGAGGACTGCAGGCCCTGTGTCCCGACGTCATCAACGACGAGATGAGTGCTGGCAAGCGCGAGGGGTTTTTAAGGACGCTCAATACAAGCCCCTACGACCGGAGCAAGCCGACGGCCCTCACGCTGCTCCGCCGCGACGCGCGCCACACCCACTTCGCCCGCGCGCGCCTGAACGTCGGCGGCGAGGCGAGCGTCGAAAGCACCAATCGGAAGCTGCGCGAAGCCGACCCGGTGAGATATACCTTTTCCGGCGCGTTGAAAAATTCCCTCGCCACCGCCTAAGACATCGCTACTTTGTCCGTCCAGTGAAAAAGCTTTTCCTGATTTTCCTTTGGGCGCTTGCGGCCGGCTGCGTTGCCACGACGCCCATCACGCCTCTCCACTGTGTTGCGGTGGAGCATCTGGACAATGGGGAGACGTGGGAAATCTGGCAGCGCGCCGACGGCTCCCGCTATGTCAAGGTCATCAGCACCAGCGGGAAAATCTCTTACATCGAAATCGTCTACCTCGATGAACCCGAGCGTTGAGAAAATTGTGGCGGCCGGGGCCAAGCGCCAGCGCAAGCTGGCCGCATGGATGCTGACGCCGGCCGCGCGCCACGTCCCGCAGGAAGCCAAGCACCAAAAGATGCTCCGCGCCACCAGCAAGCCAACGCAGGATATTCCCCCGCCCGACTTCGACCCTTTCTTCGACGATGTTGCCTGAATTTCCCATGACGCTGCTCGACAGCATTCGAGCGCTCGCTCGTCGCCGCGCTCGGGGCAACTACCATCTGGAGCAGGATTTCTTCTCGGCCGGACTTTATGGCGCAGCAAAAGCGATGCATCATTACGATGCCTCGAAAAACCCGAATTTCCCCGCCTACGCCTACCGCTTCGCGAGCTTTGAGATGCTGGCTTGGTGGTCCGCTTACGCGTCCCCGATGACGCGCGGCCAGCGGGACAAGATGAAGCGCGACAGCACCCCAGCGCCTGTCTCCATGACGAGCCTCGACCTCTTGATGGGGGAAGGGTTTGACATCATCGCCGACGAGCAGATTGGGCCGGACGAGCACGCCGCGCGCCTCTTGGAATGGGGCGTCGAGATAATGAAGCTTCCGCCGCTGGAAGCCTTCGTCATTTTCCAGCGCATCGTCAACGAGAAGAGCTGCACCGAGCTCGCCGCTTTTCTGGACGTGACGCGTCAGCAAATATTTTTAACACAGCAACGGGCCATCGAGAAGCTCCGCGTCTCCTGCGCTCACCTTCAATGAAACCTTGGTTTTCTGACACGGAAAAGGAATGGAAGTGCTCTTTCGGCAAATACGAGGTGTACTATTCTCGTCGCAGTCGGAACGGCATCATGGGCCGATTTGGAGGAGGCTGGAATTGGAAGCTGGGCTTTCAGGCCTCCGGTAAAACTCTTCTTCTAAGCCTGCTGGTTTCTGAACTCACCATCACTAGGAAATGACCCACACCACCACCTACCGCACCCTCGAAGACCCCAGCGAGCTCATTGTCGCCGGGGACGAATTCAAGCCCGACTACGTCGACGACACCCAGTGGCGGCCCTGCGACCTGATGATTGGCCACCGGCTCCGCGACTTGAGAAATTCCCGCGTCTCGATACGGCGCGTCATTGCCCGCTCACCCACAACCACCGAAATTGCCCCCGAATGAGACTATCAACAGAAGTAGCAAAGCTCGAAGAAGCACACAAGGATTTGGAGCGCAAGCTCGCCAACGCCCGACCGCCCGGGAACGTGGTGCTCGTGAATCGCGAGGGTTTCTCGAAGGCCTATACGATAAATACCAACACTTGCTACGGAGAAGTCACCCGCATCTACCAGATGGCCGAGCACCAGTGTGATTTTGCCACCGTCTGCTCTCCCAGTGACCACAGTAGCCTCAAGACCCGTGATTTCCGTTCTACCGGACGGCGCGACTTTTGGAACCGTGAAATATTGGAGGAAATTTAACATGGACGCATCCACCAACGACCCCGCTGTCAGCATTCCCACGCCCGTTCCGGCCGCCGCCAAGGCGATTCCCAAGACGGACGTGCTTTTCATTCTCATCTGCGTGGCCCTACTCGCGTGGGCCATTGCCTCCTTCTGATGCCCGCCAACACATCAAGCAGCCAAGACAAGATTATTAATAACGCTGTCCGAGAAGCGAGCACTCTTAGCGACACCGTCTCTGAATTGCTCGCCATCATCTACGAACTCGACGACAAGCTATCCAAGGCCATGGAACGTATTTCCGAGCTTGAGGGAGAAGTAGTTACGCTCGAAGACAAAATACGGGACAAGGAATGACGGAAGAGGAAGCCCTAAAACTGTGGCTGGAAGACGCGCTTGAAATGAACCGACGCAATTTTCTTCGCCACACTAAATGACCAGCCTTCGTAATTATCAGGAGGAAGCCACCGTGTTTCTTTTCCCGCGCAACCGGGGCTGCGTTGTCGCGCCGGCCGGCTCGGGAAAAACGGTGATTGGCGCGCGGGCGGCTGCCTATGCGGCGTGCCGGGTGTGGGCGAAGGAAAAGCGCGAGGTGAAGCTGGCGTGGGTATGTGGGACATTGGAGCAAAAGATGCAGGGAATAAAGGCCCTGCAGGCGGAAGAGTGCTCGGTGCCGGTGGACATTCGCGTCGAGTGCTATGCGGCCAAACTCGATTTGAGTGATGTGGATATTGTGATCGTGGACGAGTGCCATCACGTACCCTCAGACACCCTAGGGGAGATGCTCTCCAAGCTGAAAACGGACGCAATTTTGTACGGGCTCACGGCCACGCCGACTCACAGCGACCCGCTGAGAAATGCCTTGGTTGATCTGACATTCAAGGAATTTTTTGTCATCGACCGGGCGCGCGTTGAAGCCTCAGGCCATTTGATAAAAGGAAAAGCCTTCATGTGCGACGTGGATGTGCCGGGACAATTCAACGCCGAGATAGAAGCCAAAACGCAGTATGAACTAGCCATTCGCATGCGCCGAATGCCGTGGTTGCCCCGCTTCGAACAGGAGCGGCGCATCAAGAATCAAATGACACAGGAGATGGTGCAAGCCAACGAAGCTCGCAATGCTTCCGCTGTCTTCTTGACCCAGCGCGAGGCGGCGGCCGGGGAGAGTGTTCTTGTGCTGGTGGCTTCCATCGAACACGGGAAGAAGCTAGTGGAACGGATGCCGGGCAGCGAGATTGTGAACTCCAAGCTTCCAAAGAAAAAACGTGCCCAGTTGGTGGAGGATTTTCGTAGCGGGGCTTTGCGCATTCTCGTTGCAACCAGCCTGTTGGATGAGGGGGCCGATTTTCCAAGAGCCTCGCGTCTGATACTTGTTGCGGGCGGACGCTCCGCTGGAAAATTGGAGCAGCGCGCTGGGCGCGTGCTTCGCCCATTCGAAGGCAAAAACGGCGGCGTTATTTACGATTTTCTCGACCGGGGGGCGACGTTTGCGCACGCACAGGCGAAAGCGCGGATGAGAGTGTACGAGACGCTTGGATATGCCCCCGAAATTATTTTTACAAATTCCCTCGCCACATCACAAACACCTACTATTGTCAACCCTTAGTTAGCTAGTTCTTTCACAAATACCGTCCGATACTTTGTTGAGGCCGTAGAAAGCCGAGACAATGGAAGAAGACAAAATTTCAACGGCAGGAGATACGTGCGACGGAGGCGTACTCCATTCGCCAATTTCTACCTGTGGCGCGCCTCCCGCCGTTGTTTATCGTCGCGGAGACAAGCACCCCACAGAAGACAAAGTATTCTGGGAATACGCTCCTGCTGGGGAGCTTCGTTGGTCTAGTCGCCTAAAATACGAAGCCTATCGAGCAACGATAGTAAAACTACCCGGAACGTGGAAAAAGAGAAACCGAGCGAAGTGTCGTGCATCAGGCAAGCGCTGCTATTACAGGCACAGATTAAAAAGGCTAGCCGATAGGAGAGAATGGGCAAAACGAAATCCAGAGCGCATAAAGTTTTTAGCTCGCCGCCACATGAGAAAGTATCCGGAGAGATACGCTTTTCATGCAGCTAAAAGAAGGGCGACGATATTAAAAGCAACAGATGTCTCGACTTCAAAACTGCAGATTAAGGTTTTTTACGATGCTGCGGCCAGAGTATCTCGGTGTTTGGGTATAAAATTCCACGTTGACCACATCATTCCTCTATCTCGTGGAGGAAGGCATCAGCAATCAAATCTTCAGCTTTTACCAGCCACACTCAATCATCGCAAAGGCAACCGAATTTAATGCCTGAATTAACTCACACTCAAACCCGCAGTCACCATAAAGATTCACCCTCAAGCCTTCAGGCAAGCGAGGCATGCCCTTGTTACCTTTCCGAACAAAGGGAAAGCGCTGCCTCTACTGCCGGTACACTTCAACACACGGCTGTCGAAACTCGTGATTTGTCCATTCTCGGAGGAAACGAGGCAATGGAGACGGCCGTCTCGAAAGCAATAGCTTACGAGGAAGCCATCCTCAATCGCCTCAAGCTCGCGCGCATCGACTATCGAATCATCCGCGAGGAAAAGCTCACCGTCGGCGACGATGACGTGACATCGGGTTTTCCTGACACTGTAATTGTGGCTGGCACGCACGCCATCATTCTGGACTTCAAGTTTGGAAAAATCCCGGTGACGGATGCCAAGGACAACCTGCAGGGCATTTCCTATTGGCTCGGAGTGCTACGCAAGGAACCGAAAGTGGTGACGACCGAGGTGCATTTCATTCTCCCGTACCAAAACTGGAGCCCCGACGCGCAGCGTATCAAATTTACGCATACGTTCCACAAGGACGACGCCACGAAGAACGAACTTAGGGTGAGGACTGTCATCGCCCGCAAACACGAGGCCTACGCGCAGGTGGAAAAGGGCAACTGGGACATGGCCCAGCCCAAAGAGGACCTGTGCATCTGGTGCGAGCGAAAAGGCGTGTGCCCGAAGGTTGGACAGCTCGTCCTGCGCACCAACGAAAAATACCACGACATGACGGTGCCCGACGTCGTGAAGGAGTGGAAAATAATCACGTCCGACCAAGTGGCGCAGGCGTACAAGTTTGCCAACCAGATGGGGCCAATCATCGAGGCCATCAAGAAGCGCTGCGTCGAGGTGGCCGTGCAGGATGATTTGCTGCCGTCCAATTATAAAATTGTTAAATCCCAACACCGGAAAATAAAGAAAGTGGGTGGATTTTTAAGAGTGGCGCTGGATACGGCCAAGATGACCGCCGAGGAAGCCACGGAACTGCTGACGGTGAGTTTCAAGCCCTTCGAGGACTGGATAAGATTGCATGCTCCCAAAGGTGCGGGGGCCGCTCGCCTGCGTGAATTCAATTCCGCCCTTGAGGAAAACGGCGTCGTCGAAGCCGGGACACCTTTCTATTTTCTGCGGGAAGTAAAAACTCCCGCCGATAAAATTGCCATAGATATTTAATCTACGGCTTAACCAAAAACCAAAAACCAAAAAATAAATGTCTGAATCAAAGATTAGTTTTGCCAAGGTGGCTGGGGCTGGCTCCAGCGAGCCTGTTCCCGCTGAACAAAAAGCCACGGAAGCCAATGCCTCCCTCGCCGGCCAAGCGCCGGCAGCACCTTCAGGTGCGACGACGGCGCTCGCGGCTCCGCCGCAGCAGAGCCACCTTCCCACGCGTTTCCTTGGCGGAGACGAGGAGGACGACGACGGCGACCGCTCGGACGTCCGCCTGCCGCGCCTGAATATCGTGCAGGGGCTCAGCGGAGCCGACTTGAAAGGCATCAAGAAGCCCGATGGCACGATTGCGCCGGACGGTTCCTTGATTTTCAAGAAGGCCCTCTACATCCCGCAGCCGGCGACGATTGTTGTCGCAGCCTTCACCAAGCCCGAGTATTCGGAGAAGGCGCTCAAGTTTGGGGAAGGCCCGAAGCCGCGCACTTTCCAGACACTGGAGGAAGTGATTAACGCGGGTGGCACCGACAAGTGGAAATACAGCCGCGAAAACCGGGAGGACCCGACCAAGCTCCCGTGGTTTGTGAAAATCACCACGGCTCTTGTTCTCATCAAGAAGTGGGAGGGCATCAGCGATGCCGACGCCGAGCACTTCACGGCCGTCGCCGAGGACGGCACGGCCTTCGCGGCCGCCGTTCTCACCGTCAAGAGCACGGGCTTCCAAGGGTTCTATGTTCCGCTGAAGAGCGAACAGGCCCAAGGCGTCCTGATGCACGGCTTCTACACCCGCTACGTCAAGCTCACGACGAAGCAGGACAAGGCCTTCACGCCCGTCGTTTCCATCCAAGAACCCACCAGCGACGCCGTCCGCAAGCTCGCTATTTCCATTCGCGCTTAATGTATCGTATAACGAGCATTAAGCCGCTAAATCCGGCTTAATGTCTCGTATATGATACACTATCCCGCCTTAACGTCCAAACTATCGAACACATGCTAAATCAACTCCGGGCCGAATTCCGGCTCCTGTACGAACTCCTCGCTGACAACAAGTCGGCCGTTGCCGTTGTCGCTCGCCGCGACATCGGTGCCATCCATGACAACCTTTTCAACGCCGAGCCGCACCTCGTGGTGGTGGGCGTGGAAGTGTTGCACGAACTGAAGAAATACTTCAACGATGCCACTCCGGCCGCGTTGAAGGAACAGGTGGAAGCGGCCATCAAGGCCGTCGACGCCGTCCGTGCCGCGCGCACGCCCCCGCTGCCTCCGTCCGGTCCGATTGAGGCCACGGGCAACGTGAAGGTGCCGGAAGGTGCCGTTGCGTCTCCGCCGGTCGCTGAAGCGGCCTTGGCCCCCGCCGAGGCTGGCTTGGTCCCGGTGGTGCCGTTCGAAGCACCGGCTCCTGACGCCCCGGCGGCAGTGTAAAGCCTGCAGGAAATATCAAACAGGCAGGGAAAGCCCTGCTTTCAGCGTCCTCTCTGGAAACGGGGAGGACGTTTTCCTTTAGTAGAGGGATGCCAACCGGAATTTATCAACGAACTGTAGTCGGTCGATTGCGAAAAGTTATTCGGCCTCCGTACGAGAAGGACGGGGTGCTGCATATCCCGCTGACGCGCGGCATGGTGGCTTTGGCCTCTCCAGAGGACCGAGGACAGTTGGAGAAGTATAATTGGTCGGCTCAATTTTGTGACGGGAATTACTACGCCGCGCGCCGGTCATTGGGTGAGAATGGGAAAACAGGACTGGTGCTCATGCACCGCCAACTGCTCGGGCTCAAAAAGGGCGAGCTCGGCGACCACGCAGACCGAAACAGGTTGAACAACCAAAGATATAACCTCCGGCTGGCTACCTTTTCTGAGAATGGATGTAACAGAACACCCTCTCAAAAGCCTAGAAAACTCGGGACAAAAATCGGCGTGTACTACCTACCCAGATTGAATCAAAGTGCTCCGTGGTCCGCGCGCGTAGTCAAGCACGGCATATCGTATTATCTGGGATATTTCGAAACCGAAACCGAGGCAGCAATCGTGCGTGACGAAGCAGCAAAAAGGCTGCACAGAAAATTTGCAGTGTTAAATTTTCCCACATGAATCGAACCATAGCAGCGGATTATGAGACGCCTTACGGAGATGACTTCTCCGTTGTTGGCCTCGGTTACGACCGCTACGCACGCGACCCCCGTTGCGAGCCTTATCTTTTAAGTGTTTGTGACGGGTCGGAGGTGTGGGCAGGCCATCCCCGAGATTTTAATTTTTCTTCGCTGGAAGGAGCGAAGCTCGTGAGCCACAACAGCGCATTCGAAGAGGAAATTTCTTTAGGCGCGACGGAACGCGGGCTGTTCACTGTTCCGGGCCTTAAACGCTGGGGCATGGACCACTGGTTTTGCTCGTTGAACATGAGCGCTTACTTATGGAATGTGCGAAGCCTCAAGGATGCAGTGAAAGTGGGCTTGGACGTGGACCTTTCAAAGGGGGTTCGTGACCGCGCTAAAAACAAAAGCGTCGAGGACATGAAGCGGGAAGGTTGGTACGACGACATGCTCAAATATTCCAAGGAAGATGCCATCAACTGCTGGCGGCTCTGGGACAAGCACAATTCGAAGTGGCCGGAGTTTGAGCGCCGCCTGTCGCGCCTGACGATAGATCAGGGAAGGCATGGCGTGCGCATCGACCTCGAAGCTCTCGCATTCGGCATCGAGCAGATGCAGAAGGTGATTTTCACCGCCACCTCCAACCTGCCATGGATCGCGCGCGGCAACAAGCCCGCCTCGCCCATCGGCATCGCCGAGGAATGTCGGCTGGTGGGCATCCCGTGCCCGCCCGTGAAGGCGCACAACGCCGAGGCTGCCGCCGAGTGGGAGGAGATTTACGCCCCGAAGCACAAATTCGTGCTCGCTCTGCGTAATCTGCGCAAGGCGAAGAAAGCCCTCGCAACCTTGGAGACCATCAAGCTTCGGCTGCGCCCGGACGAGACGATGGCGTTCAGCCTGAAGTATGCCGGCGCGCACACGCTGCGCTGGTCGGGCGACAGCGGCGTCAACATGCAGAACCTCGCCAAGGAACCGATGTTGATTGACCAGAATACGTCTTTTGTTTTCGACCCGAAAACCATCCAGCCGATGGTGGAGGAATTTTCCAAGGGGCATGCGGGCGAGCGGGCGCACGGGACATTGGCAAATGGCACCACCTTCTTCGATTTTAGGGGACTCATCATCGCGCGGCCCGGCAAAAAGATTGCGGCCGTGGATGAGGGCCAGATTGAGCCGCGCTGCCTCAATTGGATAGCGGGCAACACGGCGATGCTGAAGATGATGGCGGAAGGATTCGCCATCTACGAGGCACACGCGCGTGAGACAATGGACTGGAAGGGGGGCGTCCTGAAGGACGAGAACAAAAAAATGTATTCCCTCGCCAAGGCGCGCGTATTGTCCGGCGGCTATCAGGTGGGGTGGAAAAAATTTATTGTTGCTGCCATGACAATGGCGCAGCTCGACATCACCGAGGGCGACGCCGATTTCGCACTGGCTGTTTCTGTCGACAAAAAAATCCATCGCCGCCAGAAGAACGCCAAGGGCAAGTGGGAATATCTCAGCGCGCCAGAAAACATCACCGAACCCATCAGCAACACCTTTCTTCGGCCCACGGCAGACTTCGGCGCGCAGGCGGAAGAGTGCGTTTTTCTCTGGAAGGAAAAAACGGACAAGCGCACGGGTGAAATTTCGAAAAAACTCATTGCACTCCCCGTGTACGGCATGCGCTCCCGCATCACCATCCAAGAATACCGCGCCTCCAACCCTTTGATTGTGGCCGTCTGGAACAAATTTAAGGATGTCTTGAAAAATTCCGTGGGCGGCGACCTTGTCGTGGAAGGCCCGCACGGGGGCACCCTCACCTACCGCGACATCCGGGCCTCGCGCGTGAAGCAGAAGGATGATGACGGCGAGGAATACGAAACGACCCAATACACTTATCAGGACGGCTGGAAGCGTTCGAAGCTCTATGGCGGTCTGATGACAGAAAATCTCATCCAGTGGGTGGCGCGCATGGTGTTTGCGGAACACATGCTGACACTGCACGACATGCTGAAGGCGGAGGACGAGACGCAGGGTGTGCTATTCTCGGCTCACGACGAGGCCGTGGCCGAGATCAATGACCCTGGCGAGAATGCAGCGGCCCGGATAAAGCAGCTTGAGAACCTGTTTTCGATTACCCCGATCTGGATGCCCGGGCTGCCGCTGAAAGCCGAAGGTCACATCAAGGGCCGCTACTTCAAATGAACAATTTTTGCGCAGGTAGTATAAAGAACACGCCGGGCTTCCAGCCCGGAGATGGCGGTGCAAATCCGACCTCTGCGCTCCATTTCAAAAAAGAAGACTATTGGGTTAAATCAGTGGATTTGAGACTGGCTCAAGCTATGGTGGTCAGACTCCACTACTCCCGTGGCGGGTCTAACACTGCCTGCTACACCCACGGACTTGTGCACAAACCGTCAGGAAAAGTTGTTGGGGTTGCTTGGTGGCTTCCGCCGACTCGCGTAGCGTGCGAGTCCGTGGACAGAGAAAACTGGAAAAAAGTTTTGTCACTCACGCGTCTGGTTATTGAGCCTGATGTTCCCCAGAACGCTTGTAGCTTTTTGTTGGCTCATTCAGTGCGGTTGATTCGAAAAGAAGGGCGCTTCGGCGCTCTCGTCACCTACGCGGACGAAAGTCAAGGCCACACTGGAACCATCTACCGGGCTGCTGGGTGGGAATATGTTGGTCGCACCGGACCTTATCCGCGCTGGGTGGATGCGGAAGGTCGTCAACGCGCTCCTAAGGCTACCAAAAATCGCACCAAGGCCGAGATGGAAGCCCTCGGGTACGTCAAAACTGGGAGTTTCTTCAAACACAAATTCGTACTCCGGGCGAACCCCAATTGTAAAAATCTCCTCGCCAGTAGCTAAATTCCTGATACACTACCCCTGCTTAATGCCGCTCTTTGCCCTCCGTAACCTGTCCTCGTCCGCCGTTGAGCCGTGCATGCCGTGGACCTACACCCAAGCCGCCCCCGACCATGTCAAAGGAAAAGAAAACAAGAAGGCGCGCGACAAATGGATCAATTGTCCGGAAACACAGAGCCAGTGTTATTCGGCGTTCGAAGGTGTTAACGCTGCGCTCCGTATCTCCGAGCCCAAGATTGGCGGAGAGGAAGGCAATCCTCCCCTCAAGCTGCACGCCTTCGTCGCGGACATTGACTGCCCTGTCTCCCAGCAGGAACTTGCGACCGGGATTGGTCGGCTTGATTTTAAACCCAACTACTACGAAATCACGCTCTCAGGGAATGCGCGGCTCGTCTGGCTCTTTGAAGCCCCCATTTCCTTTCCCAATCGTCGCTTTGCCGTAGAGTTTTTGAGACTAGCCCTTGGGCGATTGCACCCGGACCACGTGGCGGCGGGCTTCGACAAGCCGGCATGGGAAGAGCCAAACAGATATTACACCAACAGCGGCGAGTGGCTGCAAATAAGTGCTGAAGCACGAATTCCGAAGGAGCTGCTGGACGGCTGGGTGGTGGAGGTGGCGGAGAAGCACGTGTGGAGAAAAGACAAGGGAGCAATTGATCTTCCCCTCCCGGTCGTCGAGGCCGAGCTGCTGAAGAAGTGGTCCCAGATGAACTGGCCGGGTGACTTCGTGGAAGGCTCGCAGGGTCCGTCGTTCTGGCTGGAAGGCTCGACGTCGCCGAAAAGTGCTGTGGTGAAGCCCACGGGACTTTTCACCTTCTCCGCCCACCAATCGAAGCCGTTCTACAGTTGGTCCGACTTGCTTGGCAAGGATTTTGTCGAGAAGCACGCCGCCGAGCTGATGGGCAAGGCCGTCGAAAACATTTATCACGACGGCAGCAAATACTATCGGACGGATGGACACGGCTCGTGGAAGAATTTCACAAAAGAAGACGTAGTTTTGCACCTCACCACCGACCGGGGACTCTCCGCTGTCAAGGACGGCGGGGCCTCCGAAATCAACCGAGCCCTCTGCTACATCCAGAATTGGCAGGGCATCGACGGCGCGGCCCCCTTTGTCTTCCAGCCCCCGGGCATCATCAAGAAGCAGGGTAGGACGTTCTTGAATACGCATACGCGGAAAGTGTTGAGGCCTTCCGATGAGAAAGCCGTCTGGGGGCCGAACGGAAATTTCCCCTTCATTTCCTCCCTGCTGGACGGTCTCTTCCATCCGGACAGCCTCCCCGCCAATCCCAAGGACTACCTGCTCGCGTGGCTCGCGCGTTTCTATCGCGGGGCCTACGAATTCAATCTGGAAAGCGGCCAGAGCCTTTTCTTCTTGGGCGCTCCCGGCATCGGCAAGACGTTTCTGTCGCAGGGCCTTTTTCCCCACCTGATGAGCGGCGGCACGGGCGCAGAGGCCTACCTGATGGGCGAGAGCGATTTCAACAGCGAGCTGTTCGAGACAGCCTTCTGGACGATTGACGACAATTCCGCCACCGTCGACAACACCACACATCGCAAATTCTCGGCCATGGTGAAGAAAATGGCCGCCAACACTGTCTTCCAATACCATGCCAAGTTTCGCATTCCCTGTTCCGTCGACTGGCTGGGCCGGGTGTTCATCACCGCCAACGCTGACGAGCAATCTGCGCGCATCGTGCCCGATCTTTCCATCAACATTCTCGATAAGATGCACATTTTCCGGGGCGCGGATAAGCCGGCGGTGGTGTTTCCAGACAAGCGCGGTTGCGAGGCTATCATCCGCAACGAGACGCCTTTTCTGGCGCGCTATCTCCTCGACTACGTGGCTCCGGCTTACGTCGTGGGCACCTCGCGCTTTGGCGTGAAGAGCTACCACGAGGTGTCGCTGATGAAGGTGGCCGAACAAAGTTCCGATACGGCCAGCTTCCGCGAGGTGATTGAGCACTGGCGCACGGTGTATTTCCAAGAGAAGCCCGATTTGAAATTCTGGCGGGGCTCGGCTTACGAGCTCCTGATGGAATTCCACAAGGATGCCTACGCCTCGGCGGCCGGCCTGCGCGGCCTCAATGCCGGCACGGTGGGGAGAAGCCTGATGGCGGTGAAGGCCAAGGGCATGCCCATCGAGGTGGTGGGAGGAGAAAGATTTCGCGAGTGGATAGTGTACAAGGATGACAAAATCCCAGCGGAGACACCCATTGTCTCCAAGGCCAATTCAACTTTCAGCAAATAATGTACTACGGCACGTCAGAAAATCCGCCCGACCAAATTGTCTTCGCTCCCGGGGAAGAGAAAATCCTGTGGCGTGCCTATCGAAAAAGCGGGGACGTCGAGGCCCTGCGCAAACTCGTCCTGCGCTATCTGCCCTACGCCTTTTCCATTGCCAGCAAGTTCAAGGGGCCGCGCCTGTCTTTCGAAGATGCCACCTCGGCGGCCAACGCCGGACTCATGGAAGCCATTTCCACGTTCGTTCCGAGCAAGGGCAAGTTTATTGTGTATTGTTATTGGCCCATCCGCCGGCACACCTTGGAAGCACTCCTAGCAACATATCCGGTTAAATTGGGGTCTAGGATGAGAAAGAACATCCGCAAAAAAGACCTGTCGGGCAACAACAGCGACCTGAACGAGGCCTTTGCCCGCCTCGGCACCTACACCCCGCTGCAAAGTGGCGACACCTCCGTCGGCTATTCACAGGGCGCGGGCACTGTGGTGAAAGATAGCCAGAGCGTCGACCACGTGCATTGGAGCCCCGTCGTGCAGGCCTTGGGGCCGCAGCCGACGGCGGACGTCGAGGACTTTGCCCCCTCGCATGTCGAGGCCGTCGAGCGGGCGGATGAAGCCCTTGAAGTCCGACACTTTATAGAGACAGATGTGTTCACCGCGATTGAAAGGGCCGTCCTGAAAGCCCGCCATTATGTGGAGCCTCCCGAGGGGCTCGAACACTTGGCGAAAAGGTTGAATCAACCCAAACGAAAATTGTCCCTCGCCTACGACAGTGCGCTCCTCAAATTGAAGACACGATTTAATGCCCAAGGTTAAAGCCCCACTCACCAGAGCCGGAGGAAAATGGAGCGAGTCGAAATTCTGGTCTTTCATCCGGAGCGGGCTGCGTCGAAAGTTTATGATGTGGCCGGCGCAGTATGTTGTGCGCAAAGCTGCTTGCCGCCCATATGTTGGCTCCAATCCTAGACAACATTGGGAATTCCAGTGCCATAGGTGCAAGAAGTGGCTCATCGGACGGGAAACAAACGTCCATCACAAAATTCCCTGCGGGACACTCACGTGCTACGCCGACCTTCCGGGTTTTGTTGAACGCCTTTTCTGCGAGCCCCAAGACTTGGAACTGATTTGCAAGACGTGCCACAAACTCGAACACAAAAAATGAAGCCTGTTTCCGCACCAACAGCCCCGGACACGCCGCCCACGCCGCGTCCCTATCTTCCGGATACGTCGCACCAGATTGGGGCCTTGCTCTCGATTGTAGGGGCAGCGGGAAATTTTCTCATCTCCGGCGAATCCCTGCGCTCGCGCGACGAACACGAAGAGACGGCTCGCGCCGAGGCCTTGAAGACATTCGAACTGGCCAATTTGCAGCTGCGCAACATCGTCGATGAGCAGGAGCGCTGGACGATTCAGCATCCGGATGAGGTGGAGGAGATGGAGCTCCAGATGGCGGATGCGCGTTTGGGAATGCTGAGGGAGATGCGCCGACCGTCCCTCGTGATGAGTGCCAAGGTGCGATTTGTTGAAGCGTTGGGCAAGTGGGTGGCGTGGGTGGGCGACCTCGTGGACGGCACGCTCCACGGCAGCGGCAACACGCCCGCCGAGGCGCTGGCGGCCTTCGACGTCGTGTATAGCAAGGGATTTAGCAATCAAACTGCTTCCGCCCCGGCGGCTGAAGCTCCCGAGGATAAAAAATGAACCAATTCGAAGACCGAAAATCCGCAGTGAAGAAATATCTCGAAAGCTATCCGAACGCCTCGGACAAGCACCTCTCGCGCGTGCTGGGAATTCCCCAGACGTCGGTTTGGCGGGCTCGGCAGGAATTGCGCGGAGGCAGTGTTCTGGAAACCAGTATCCCTAAAATCGGCCACCGCCGGAACGAGGACGAGAGCATCGAGCTCGTCACCTCCAACCCATGCACCCTCGACGACTTGCTGAAAGCGTGCCGCGTCGACCTGAAGACGTGGCGCGTTTCAAAGCACGTGGTGAACAAATGGGAGACAGCGAGCAAGCATCCCGACACCGGCAAGATCACGCGCACGCCCCTTTTCCAAATCAAGGCTTTTTTGGAACGCGTGCCGGGGTTTGAAGACAGCGTTCTTATTCGAGAAACAATTGAGTGGATAAAGAAACAAAATACGAGTCCGCGCAGCGTGGCTGTGGTGCGACCGAGGGTGGCGGTCGCTGACCCGGTGATGCTGGAACTCACTATTCCCGACCTTCACTACGGTCGACTGAGTTGGAACGAAGAGACGGGCAAAGACTACGATACTTCCATTGCCGCTTCTCTATACATCGAGGCCACAAAAAACCTGTGGACCAAATGCTCAGTGTTCCCCGTAGAAAAAATCCTGCTCGTCGTCGGCAATGATTTTTTCAACTCAGATGGAAAAGACAATGCCACCACCGCCGGCACACCGCAGCAGGAAGGCGACACGCGCTGGCCCAAGACATTCCGCCGGGGCGTGGCTCTCATACGACACCAAATCGAATATCTCCGGGGAAAAGCTCCGGGCGGAGTTGATGTCGTATTCATCGCCGGGAATCACGATCAGGAGCGCTGTTTCGTTGCAGGTGAAGTGATAGCAGCAGTTTACGAAAGTTGTAAAGACGTTTGTGTCACCAATAAACCCATCAAACGCCAGTATTATCAATGGGGCACCGTTGGGCTCGGGCTGACGCATGGGGACAAGATAAATTTGGACAAACTTCCGCTTATTTTTGCTGGTGAGGCTCCGGAAATTTGGGCCGCTACCACCCATCGTGAGATTCACACCGGCCATCGCCACCACTCAAAAGAAACGCGCTATCATACGGGTATCGAGAACGGCCCCGTACGCGTGCGGGTGCTTCCGAGTCTCACAGTTGCGGACGAATATCACTTCGATAACGGGTATGTGGGGGCCAAACAGGCCGCAGAGGCTTATCTATGGGGCAAGAAGGCCGGCTACGTTGGGCATCTTTCTTGGACCGTACCGAAAGTGTCATAAATCGAAAATGGGGCTTGTAGTCAGGGCCGGGGTCTGAATGATGGGGGCATGAAGCTCCTCCACACCTACAAAGTGAAGCTCGCCTACGGGCGCAACCTCTACGGCCATCGCGTAGACGTCGAGATGGACAACGGGCAGGTGGTAAACATGACCCGCTCGGAATACAAGGCCATGCTCGTGAAGGCCGCGCCTGCCGGGGTGTTCATGCAGAACCCGGCCATCGTGGTGGGCACGCCCGTGCTGGTGCATGACATGGCCACGGGCTACCAATACCCGGGCCTCGTGTCGAAAGTGTTCAAGCACAAGCTTCGGGTGAAGCTGGAAGGATACGGTCGCACGGGCGAAGAAATTGCCACCGATGAGCCCGTATACGTTTATCCGAGCCTCAACCTGATGCGCGCCCAGCTGGAGGCCAGCGAGAATCCTGAGTATCTTGCGGCCGTGGACGCCCTGAAGGCCGCCTGCGCCGTCCCCGGAGCCCGCGACAGCTGGCACATCGGCCGCCCCGCCACACCCGCGCAGCAGGGCTGGGAGAACGCCTGCAACAAGGTATACGAAGTGAAGAAGGCGATAGCAGCCAAGTGGGGCTTTTCCTCGCACAAAGAGCTGGATTCAATTTTCGGAATTTATTAACCACCATGACACACCTCAAAAAGAAACTCTCCCGCGTGGGCCAATGCCCGCTCGGATTTGGATTCGGCTCCGACCGGGACAAGCGTATCGTCGTCTCGCTCCTCCCCGGCAACGGCGGCGACGTCGACGACATGATTGAGCTGCGCCCTGAAAGAACCCGAAGGACAGAGACACTTCGCGTGTCCGACATCTACCGCTACGCCATCCAGTGCCGCCTCAATCGGACGCTGATGGAAAAGCTCCGGGCCAAGAAAGCCCTGAAAAAGGAACGCGCCCAGCACACCCGCATGATGCGTGATGTTGCCCGCGAAAATAAAGCGTTGACAGCCTGAAAAACATTTTCATTCTCGTCGCCATGAACTCCGTCATCATCGAAAAACTAAAGAAAATTCTCGCGCGCTCCACTGAGGGCAGCGGTGCGTCCGAAGCCGAAATGCAAACTGCCATGGCGATGGCCCAAAAGCTCGCCGTCGAGAACAACATCGACCTAGCCTCCATTTCTTCCACGGCCCAAGATGGCAACGAAATTGAAGTGGAACGTGTCGAACTGAGCAGCAATCGAAGCGACCGTCAGCGTCCCCATCACGACTCCATCCACACCGTGCTCCAAAATTGCTTCGACGTCCGAGTAATTTATTTTGGAATGCATACCTCACGTTTTGTCTTGGTGGGAGAAAAAACCGACGTGGCGCTCGCTACTTTCTGTTTTCACTGGCTCGACAAGGCCTATCTCAACCTGTTTCGAAAATGGGATGAAGCCAATCCTCGCGGGTCTTACGATTCAGATGCTGTTCGTCGGCGCAGCTACTACCAAGGGCTCGGCTGGGGCATCATTTCCAATAACAAAAGGGCCAAGGAAGAGGCCGTAAAAACTGCCACGGTTTCTGGCGAAGCAAGCGTATCTGCCGATTCCTATGCCTTGGTGCTGGTGAACAAGAAAGAAGCCGTAGAGGCCAAGGTAGAGGAAGAATTTCCAGACTTGCGTAAAACGAAACCTCGCGACCTTGAGATTGACTACACCGCGCGTTCAGCCGGCCATGAACGAGGACAGAAAATCAAGTTGTCGGCTCAACTGGCCTAGACAGCCCGACGAGCTAGTTGCTCGTTCACCGGGTTTGGCTGGTTGATCTTTGGCTGCATCTGCTTTGCGTTCAGCAAGCTCGCGCTCTGGGCCTTCTTGTTCACGGGCACGTGCGCGCTCGCCAGAGCGCCGACAGGCACGGGCGGGGCTTGGGGCGTAACAGGCACATTATTGCCTGTTGAAGGGGCTAGGGCTTGCGAAGGTGCAGCATTCTGCGCATTATCCGGGGGAGCTTCAGACGCCGTGCGCGGGTCGGGGGCCCCCACGAGGGGAGCGATTTGAAACAAATCGTTCTTCGCTTTTGCTTCATCGAGCTTTTTGACGTCCGTCAGCTTCTGATTGTAAATGACAGAGAGACCGTCCGACGGGAATTCGTGGTAGGCGAGATTGAATTTGTCGAGGTTGTGGAAATTGGTGACGACAAACTCGGCCTGCGGGGTAGTTTCGTGATTCTGGATGGGTGGCAGGGACACGGCCGGCATCTTGCCGGAGGAAACATCGTCAAGGGGGTTGGGAATCGTCATCTGTATAAAGTATCAGTCGCGGGACAAGGCCCCGCGCCCTTTCACTTTGGCCCGGGCGAGCGGAGCTTCCGGCGGCAGGCCTTCAGCCTCACGTAGGAACGCATGCGGAATGGCAATGTTCTTTTGGTCGGCAAACTTGCGTTCCTTCAGTGGCACGTAGCCGGGCTCGCCCTTGGCTGGAATAGCTCCGCTGGCGTCACGCAGGTGCTTGCCGTAGTTCACCCAGCTGTTCTGGGCGAGTGTCTCGGCCGCGAGCGCGGGCTTGGCCTCGTCAGAGAACATCTTGGCGTGCGTCAGGTAGGCGTTGAGCTCGCCGCGCGGGCCGAATTCCCAGCCTTCTGCCGTGTGCCCAAAGAAATCGTGCACGGCCCGGAACACATCGTTCACCAACAGCTCGTGGCCGTTCACCTTCACGCCGGATTTTTCCAGCAGCGCGTTGTCGGGCGCTTTCGCTTCGCCAAATCCGTTGTCCGTCTTAAAGAACCAAAGGTGCTTGTTGTCGCGCACGTCCTGCATCATCGCGGCCGAATTCGCGTAGGGTTCTCCCTTGCCGTCCCAAGGCTGTATCTTTATTCCGGCCTTCTCCATCTCCGCGTATTGCGCCATTGTTTCCTTGGCGAGCGCGTCGTAGGCCCGCTTCACATCCGGGGCCTGCGGGTCGTGTTTGGCCTCGTCGTAAAAATCGGCTATCTTCTTTGCGAGCTCGACGTTGACGGGGGCATTTTCCGTGTGTTGAGCAGCGGTGATGCCGTGCGCGTCCATATACTCACGTGCCAAAGCACGTGTCTCATCATTTCCATCGCGTTGACCATTCGGCATAAAGTTTACGCTAGGCTGTACGGTAGAAGAGTCAACAGGTTTTACGGGCTCGAACAGCTCCACTTGGCTGTAGGCGTTCTTGCCCCGGCCGGCGGTGCGGCGAATCCCGGCGTAGCCGGCGTTCTGCAGCATGTCGTCGGCCTTCCACCGATTGATTTTCGAGCCGTAGTTGAGCGGGTCGCTGTCGCCGTCGTAAATTCTATTCCCGGAGACGGTGGCGTTATATTTGCTACCCCGGCCGAGGACAATATCATGCCTGTTCTCTTTGTTGGCCTCGTACCAATAGCTGCGGGGAGCGCCCGCGAGCTCGGAACGCGGCGTGACGCCGGAGCGGCCGAATTTCGAGCCGTTAATTTCGCTCAACCCCGGGTCGCCGTAATGGACGAGCTTCAATTCCTTCTCGGGAACGGAATGCTCAAGCTTCGGCCCCTTCAACTGCGGCATGAAGCCGGCTTTTTGAAAAGCGACGTCGCCAGCCTTGAAATTCAAATCCTTCCTCTCCTTCAGGTCCACGATACGGTTGGTTTTTAAGACCTCCACTGCTGCGTTCAAAATCTTCGGGTCGAAGCCGTGCTCGTTCCTCAGCGCGGCGCGCGTCGGGTTGGTGTCAGTCACCAAGCTGCCTGACGCTCCCTTCACGCGTGGGGCCTCGATGCCGTTCTCGCGGGCGAAGCGTGCGGCATATTCCTGCCCGGGCGTCATCTTGCCCGGCTGCTCCATGCCCATGAGCATATTCAACACCTGCGCCTTGTCCGGTGGCAGCGGCTTTGGCGTGTAGCTTTCGTCTTTCGGTGTCACTGTCCCTTCGCGCGTGTTGCTCGGACGCACGAGGTCTTGGCCGGAGCCGGCATACCCATGGCTCTGGTTCTCCAGATACGTCTGGAAATCACGCGTGAGGTCGGGCGAGGCCAGATATTGCGAGAGGTCGCCATTCTTGTTTGCATCCGGATTGAGATGAAGCCAGCCCTGCAGCAAATCCACATTTGAAATCACTTTATCCAAAGACATGGCTTTTATCAGGCTTTTATCCGGATGCGCATATCCATAGGGCACTGTTATCTTTTGATATTTCGCGCGCAGCGGATTGGGCAGGCCGGCGTCCTTCGATGCTTTCTCCAAGCGGTCGGCGGCGATGCGCTGGGCCTCGCGCGTTTTCTGGTCGGGGCCTTCCACGTCGCTCTTGGCGGAGTGGTAGACAATCTCAACGGGAGCAATTCCACTCCGCTGTCCGGAAAAAGCCTTGTCGAGATGCTCAAGTGTTTTCGCGATGCGTTCCTGTGTGGCCTCGCCGAAGGCATTCTGCGCGGACGGCTGCACGCGCACGTTTGGAACGCCTTCCGGCCGGACAACATTCTCCGTCTGTCGCGCAGCGACTATTGCTTCGGCCGTGCCGGCCGGAGCTACATGCGCGCCGAACGGTGTCGTGTCGGTGACGGGGTGGGTGGGACCAATGGAAGGCTCTGCGGGCTTCGCTTCGGCGGCCGGCTTGGGCGTTTTGCCGAGCGTGGCCTGCTCCTTTGAAATTGGCGGCTTCCCGGAGGGCGTATCAAACACCTGCTTCAGCTTGGGTAGGTCGAGGGCGTGCGCCTGCAGGACGTTCTCGATAATGCCGCCGATTTTGGCGGAAGGCGAGATACCCAGACCAGTGCGGGGTGTCGACTCGCCAGAGAAATCAACCAACTCGGGCGTCTTAGCTCCGATTTTTTCAAGCCCGCGCGCCACCATGCCGTAGATGGAGCGCGACAGGTCTTTCGTCTTCATGTCGGGCGAAGAAAAACGCTCAATCGGAATCGAATTCAAGACGGCGGACGCGTGATCGGCGAAAATTTCGCTTAGAAGCTGCTGCGGCGAAAGCACAATTTTGGTGGAGGTGTTGTCCTGATTGGCCAAGTATTCGTAGCGCGTCTTGTACGCATCCATCTGCTCCGGGCCGTACGTCTTGGCAATCTCAGCGTAGACGTGGCTGATTTCCTCTGGCGACAAAAGATTTTCAAGCAGGTGTCCGCTCTCGTGACCGACAGACAGGCCCGGGGCCGCCCCCGCGACACGTGATAGCGCAATGTTGCGGACAACGCCGTCCTCACCCGGGACGCGGACAGCCAAACCCTGCTGACTCTTCGCCTGCAGCGCTGTCGTCGCGTCGAGGTGGCCGGCGGCGACGAAGTTGTCGATGGCGGCGTTGTAGTCGGACGGGTAGAGCGTATAAATTTCGCCGCGATTCTTGCCGAAGTAGTCACGGATGAGTTGGACGTAATTGTTAGCAGAATTGCCGAGCGAATCCGCGACCTTCCGGTGCGCCGCGTCCAAGGCATCGTCAAAGCCGTACGGCTTCACATTCAGGCGACTATCTGGCATCGTCGGGCGCTCGGCCCACAAGTTGCGCGCGACATCGAGCCCATTGACCAGCGCGCCGACGGGTTTCATCGCACCGTGCATGAGGACACCCGCCGTCAGCATGTCCTTAAACCCATCCTCATCTCCCGCACCCAATGCAAAGGGCAGATTCATCACCTGTCCTGCCACGACGCTCGCCGTCTCGTCGCCCAATGTCTTGGCGACAGACATTCCAAACCTGCCCATCGGACCCGGGAGCACCTTGCCCGCGAGCATGTCGGCCACATTCGAAAGCTTCGTGGACATACCCTCCCCGAGCTTTCCTGCCATGCTGAGCCTTGTGTTTGCTCCCACCAAGGCAGCCAAGCCGCTCTGAACGGCGTCTCCCCCGAGTGCCCCCGTGACGGTGGCCGCCGCGAGGGCCTTCAGCATTGGGTTGGTGTCGACGAGCTCGCCCGCCTTGGCCACCGACTTCGCCGCCACCGCGACCGGACGGGACAGAATTTTTCCGGCTTCCCCGAGCGCGTGCTCCCCCAAGGAAACGGGGGCGTCCGCGAGCGTGCGTGCGGCCAAGCCTTCCGTGGCCCGGGCGGCATTGAAGGAAGCCCCCGCCGGGATGTACATTGTCGGGTCGAGCAGTGGAGATTTGGCCACCGTCGCCATCGTCGCGGGGTCGGGCGCGGGCAGGTTTTTGCCGAGCGCGCCGGCTCCCTGTTCCACGCCCTGTATCGCGTCTGCAACGGCGACATCGTGGTTGAATTGCGTGTTGAGCGTCGCATCCATCGACGCGTCAGGAACAATGTTTTCCGTGCCAACATTTGGCTCTCCGCTTCCGCGCTGGGCGAAAATTTTGTTACTGATGCGGTTGGTGAAGGTGCGAATCAGGTCTAAAGCTTGTAAGCTTTTGGCGTGCGCCGTCGACACCACCGTATTCACACTCTGCAGGGATTGGTCCTGCGTGATGGCGGGCAGGAGGAAGGGCGTGCCGCCGGGCTGCAGGGCGCGCTCCTCGGGCGTCTTCATGCGCGCGGCCATGACATCGAGGCCCACAGTTTTTGCGGCCTCGTTCAGGGCGGAAAATGTGCCCTCGGCTATGTCCACACCCATCCCATACTGGCTCTTCAAAAAGCCGACGCCCGGGATGGCGCTGGCATCGGCGGGCGCGGCCTGCGGACTCGTGTTGGTGTCGCGCAGATTGAGCGTGTAGCCCTGCTTCCGGTAGGCGACCTGATACTTGTCCGGGGTGGCCCCTTGGTCGCGCGCGACGCGGTATTCCTCAACAATTTTCTTGCGGGGAATGCTGCCGAGGTATTGGTCTTCTGTCTGGAGGGCCGAAGCGGGAATGCTGTCGGCGGGAATAGCTCCGGCGGGCGGGCCGTCGGCCTGCGTCAGCTTGGATGGGTCGAGTTGGTCGGCGGGGATGGCCCCGGCGGGCGGGCGGCTTTCTGTATCCGCCTGAAGCTTGCTAAGATCGAGCTCGGAAAACGGAATTGCGCCCTCTGGAATCATCAGAAGAAAGTATCAGACGTCGGGGGAGTCCCCGTCGGCCGGCTATTTATCGAACACCCAATACTTCACGTTGCCGTGGTATTCGAAATGCCCCGGGGCTCCGTTATATCGAAGTGGACCGGCGGCCGGAGCGGGGGAAGTATTGGTGGGGGCTTTGGAGAAAGGGTTCGCTGCACTCAGCCCCTTGGCAGCATTGGTGTGCTCTTCCACGAGCGCGCCCGGCGTCATGGGCTTGAAAGCGGAGCCGTTTTCCAGTGTCTGAAAAGCTTCCGGCGGATAGCCTCGTTTCTCAAGATCGTATTGGGCGGACAAGAGCGGGTCGAGCGCGCTGACGGTGGAAAGAATGGTGGCGTTAGTGTCCTTTGGAGAAGCTACGAGGGAATTCTTCAGCTTCCGTCCCACGTCCGTGTTATTCAGCACGGTTTGGTAGCGGTTGTCGAGGTAGTCGATGACGGTAGCGCGCGTAGCGACGGCGGGGGGCGTGTTCGAAGCCGCATAATTCGTCAGCGTCTTCATCAGGTAGCCCTTCGACGGGTCGGTGTTCCGCATCTGTTCCACCGTCTTCGCAAAAGCGGAGGGGTCGCCCATTGTCTGCAGCAGCTGCGGCAATTGGTTTTTGGAGAAGTCCTGCGTCAGCTTGATTTCGGCCGCCTTGTCGTAGTGGTCGTTGAAACCCGGAAGATGCCCGTATGTCGTCTTCGGCTGCAGGTTTTTGATGGTGTCGATGTAGGCCTGCACGGCCTGCACGTCGTAGAAACCATCAGCCAAAAGGAATTTATTCTGTATCTCCTGCGGGACGACGTATTGCTTCAGCAGCTCGCGCGCGGACGTCTGCATGGCCTGCGAGCGCGCAAGGTCGTTCGGAATTTCCATCCGGGCAATGATAGAGTCGAGCACGGGATTGCCGCTGCTGCCGCGAACGGGCAAACCCGTGATTGCGGTGTGCTTGATAGCCTCGATACTGCCCGGAGTCGCAGCAGCACTCGCCACCACCTCCGGGGCTGTCGCGGCCGTCGCAGCAACAGGAACAGCGACGACGGGAGCGGGGGGAAGCTTGGAGAGAGGCTGGTTGAGGTCGTCAAACACCGTCGGAGCCGGAGTGCCGGTGGGCGCGACGGCGGCCGAAGCGGTAGGAGCCAGTAGGGGCTGCGGAAATGAAACGGGGTAGTTGATAGCCCCGAGAGCTTCGCCGCGCGCCTTCGCGTTAGCCTGCATCTCAATGATCTGGGCCGGCGTCATGCTGGCTGTCGCGCGTTGGGCGGCGAGGGCTTGGGAAGCGGCCGTATCAGCTGTAATATTGGCCGTGGCCGCATTCGTTGCACCCACCTTGGCATTGGCCAGCTCGGTGTTGCCGAGGGTGGCACCGATGCCCGCACGCGAGGCTGCTTGGTCCTGCTGCTCCTTGGCTGTGGCGGCTTGAACAGCAAGAGCCGTATCAATGTTTTGCTTGATGAGCGGCAAATTCTCCTGCGCGTGCGTGATGAGCGCGAGGTCGAGGTCGTTCTGGGCCTTGGCGGCCTTGATTTTCACGCTCTCAAGCTCGCGGTTGGCCTGCTTGTTCTGCAGGTCCGCCAACTGCTGTTGGTAGGCGAGGCCGGCGTTGGCCGCCGCAAGATTGCGCTCAGGCTGGGCCGCCCACGCGGCCGGATTGCCGATGTCGGGAGCCGTCGGAACGACGGAAATTTGCGAGCCGGGGGTGAGGATGCCGGGCATTAGGCGAAGGCCAGCTGCTGGGCCGGCGAAAATTTCTCGTCAATCTTGGAGTCCATCCACGTGCGTATCCGTTCCTTGACTACGAGGCAATTGGAGATGCTCTGGGCGGCCTCCTCGCCATATTTCAGGTAGGCGGAGAGGAGCCATTTCGGGGCGTCCTCAAACATCCAGCTGCGGAACATGCGCCAGCGCAGATTGTGCGCCCCATACACCTCACGCGCCACCCAGCATCCGACAAACCAGCCGTTGACGAGGCTGGAGTTGGCCGCAGAGACACTCGGGTCGCTGGCGGGAGCGCCGCCGGAGCCGGTGACAGTGCCGCCTCCTTTGAGAATGCCGGCGGCGCTTCCAGCGTAACTGCCGTAGGCTCCCGACAAGCCACCAATGAGTTGGGAAATGGCCGCCGCGTTGGCGTTGTTTGAAGCAATCTGAATCTGCGCACGGTTGGCGATGTTCTGGTTCTGCTGGTTGTTGACACCGACATCCAAATTCGCGACAGCACCCGGGTCGAGGCCGGCATTGGGGAGCGCGCGACTGTTCATCAGGTTTGCGATGGTTAAGGCCGCCCCTTGGTCTTGGGCGGCGGCCGTGCCGGCGAGCCCGAAACGCGAGGCAAAATCGGCCGACAGCGCGTTTCCACCCTGTAGGGCCGCCGCGTTGCGTTGATTGATGAGGTTGAGGGATGTCAAGCCAAGGTCGCGCGCCACCAGCCCGCGTCCCGCGCCACTGCCGGATATTCCAGCACTGCCACCAGCCTCTAAGGCCCCCTTTGTTACAGCCGCCTGCGTCTCCGCGTCAAGCTTGCCGCCAAGACTCAACTGTTTCAAAATGTTCTCCGTCGAAGCCTTCAGAAGCGGGTTGGCATCGCCCAATTCGCCGAGCAGTTTGTTCCGAGCCTGCAATCCGGCCGTGTTGCCATTCAGAACATCCGTCAGGCTTTGATTCGATTGGAGACGAAGTGCTGCCGTGGTGGGGTCGTATTTGTTCTCCAGCGCAATCGCGTTCGCGTAATTGTCCTCCGCCTGCTTGCGCGCGTCGTCAATCACCTGCCCGACATTCAGCCGGTTTTTATTGATGGCGTCATTGGCTTTGTTGGCCGCAATGCGGTTTTGGCTGGCTCCATAAGCAGAGACACCCGCACTCACTACCGTTCCAATTACAGCAATCCAAGCCATGTTATTCTTTTAGCAAAATCGCTTCGTGTTGCAACTCGTGTTCCTTGAAAGTATCGCTCTTTTCAATGAGCAGAGCTTCCAGTTCGTCGAGGTTGGTGGTGGCAGCGCAATGGATGTTCAACACGCGGCTGTCTTCCGGGAAAAAAGCCAGCTTCCTCACTCCGGCCTCACTCACGAAAATTTTTCCCGGCCCCGTCATCTCCTCCACCTTTCCGTCCATCAAAATCCGCATGCGTCCCGAAAGAAGAATGTTATAGTGCCGCGTTTTATGCCGGTGCCCCAGCACAAAGCTACCCGCCGGAATGGCGCATTCCCTCATGTACACTTGGTCCACTTCCGCGAGATGGTGCGTAATGGGAACTACTATTCCGCACGGGGGGGCATCTAGCATGGCTTTCTCAATCTTTTCGATTGGGTCGATGACTGAAACAGTGTCTTCCATTATTGGATGCGGTGAATGGAGAAACTGACGCCGCTCACCGTGACGTTGGCCGCATTCACGCCGTCTGTCGCCGACATGTAAAGTTCAAGCTGGTCGCCCGCCGTGAGCTGCATGAGGCCGGAGAAATTGGGATACCAACGCGCGCCAGCGGGAGAGGGGACGGCCGTGCCGCCGGAAAGCCGCGTGGCCAAAACAGGATTGGCGTTGACGCTCGTCCCGAGGGCGAGCTCCATGTTGGTGGCATTGCCGCCGGCATTATCCACCTGCACTCCTGCTGACACTTGGTATATGCCCGTTGTCGGGGCCACATAGCGCGAATTCGCCGCGTCGTACACCGCCTGCGGGTCGAACAGCTCGGAGGCCGCCAAAATTTTAATGAGCGTTCCCGAGATGGCCACCGTCTGTCCAACGCCCGTGGCGCGGGCAGGCGCGTAGGTGGTGGCGGCTACCGTCGTAAACTGGGGGCCGTTTGCGCCCATCGTCATGTAGTCTCCGAGCGTCCCCGTCTTCATCGTGGGAACGCCGAGCTGATTCAAAGTGTAAACGCTTTTCGCGTTCACGAGGTCGGTGATGAAGGCTGAAAGAGGAACGCTGCCGGCAATCAAACCGGCGCCATTCACTGTCAGGTAGGTGTAGAGGCCTGTTCCGGTGTCGAACACACGCCACTCCTTGTCGCCCGTGCCACTGTTGTAGAGCAGCGGACCTTGATTCGACCCGGGGATGACAGCACCCGTGATGAAAGCACTCCACGGAATCGACGGCGTGATGGTGATGCGGTCGACGATAGCTTGAGCTAGTGCCTGCGGCGTATCGTTAAAATTCACCGGCAGCGGGGCCAGCGTAAGTGTAAAGGCTACTGAGGGCGGCATCGTAAGAAAGTATCAGACGTTCGACTACAAGTAGTCAGTGACTGAGATAGCCCGGTCGATGCGGCTTGAGCGAATTTGACGGGTAGCTAAAACCAGCGGGTCATCCCACCACAAGAGCCCGAAAGCGGTGGAGGCAATCAGAGTGGCTTGAGCGGTTTCGGTGCCGGTGTTCTGGGTGGCGGTCCAAGCGATGCCAGCTGCGGCAGACAAAGGAAACCGGGCGTTATAGCTGGTGGGAAGCGTGTATTGAAAATTCCCCTCCGGAACAGAAACACTATGGAGAGTGCCTTGCTCGGAATTCACCAAGTAATTGTCGTAGTTGGGCCAGCGTTTGCCTTGATTATTTATTTTGGACGTATTGACACAGGCTGCCATCGCCTGTCCCATCAAAGGGAAATTAAAATACGAGGCCTTGATGCCGGTGCCCATGTTTCCGTCCGAATTTATCAGGTATTCTTCGATGCCGAGGCGACGATATAAATTGGGAAAAGCGGTGAGCGTTTGGTTGTTGTCAACCAGCACTTGCTTCCACGTATATTTCACTGTCGGAAATGGGTTGTAGAAATAAGTGGTTGTATTGCCATCCAACCCACAAGTCCCGAAAACCGGGCTCGAATAAGTCGGGATGACATAGCAGGCTGCGAGGGCATACCCATTGCGCGCTGTGTCCCACATTCCGCCAGTTGCCGCGAACCCTCCGGTTTGACCAAGATTGGAATTAAAAATTTGCTCGTTGATTGAGCGCGCGATGCAATCCCGAATGTAATAGTCCTCAATGGCGGTGATGCCGTTGGCATTCTGCGCCGTTGTATACTCCGCCACAACCAAGTCGTAAGTAAGAACGAGGTCGAAAAGTGTCTTCACGTCATAGTATCCGCGAATTGTATTCTCCCGAGAACCGAGACAGGCGTGATAGGAGCCGCCGCCCGGCAACCCCGACTGGTCTTTCTCCAGCCCCACGCTGTCAATGGATGTGGCGTTGTCGAGCAGCTGTGTCTTGGCGTAATACCCGTAGCTGTGCGTGCCGCCGTCTGCCAGCGTGTCCCAGCCGTTGATTTTAGCCGCAATACAATTCACCGCCGCGTTGCTGTGCCCGTAGGCATCAACTGTGTAGCCGTACCGCTGCCCTTTGAGGTAGCTGTTGTCGACGTAGGCACGCGCGTTGTAGAAATTCGCGTTCGTGTTCGACGTGCCATACCAAGTGTGAACCTCAGTGGATGCATTGGCGATGGTGGCGAGGACGGTTGACCAAGACTTGCTGATAAAAATCGAACCATGAACTTCACTCGCGCTCGGAAAAGCCGGATTTTTTATGACGGTTCGCGTCTTGGTGTAGGCGATATTTCCCGTGTAATAGTAGTCGAGTGTATTGGTGCCGGTGGAAAAACCCGCTGCCGTCAGGATGGGATTTGTCGCCGTTATCCACGCGCCGCCATTGATGCGGTAGTGAACGTCGTTCCCGTTTATGTCCTTCAATTCAAATGTGACAGTGCCGGTGCCGGCATTGAAATACGTCGTCTGGTCGCAGATGCGGGGGACGAAATAAGCTTTCGGGGGGGTGGTGTAGAATTGCCCGTTGCCGGTTGCCCTGACCGTCAAGCACGGCGTCTTTGGGTTCACGACAAAAAGAATCACTTTTCCATCACTCGCAAACCGTTCGAAGTTGAGTGCTCCTATGCCGGGGTTGGATGAATCATCATCGGCCACCGTGATTGAATGCCATTCATCGCCGACTGAATCTACGATGCCGCGCCAGAAATAGGTGGAGGCGTTTGCGTTCGAAAGAGCTGTCCCCGTACTTGGCCCAGTGGTCCCGACAACAGGAACGCCCGCCGAATACTCCAGCGAGGCAAACGTGAACGGGGCCGAATAGGCTGGGAGCAACGTGCCCGAACCATCTCCTACCGCAAATTCAAGAGCCCATTGAAAATCTCGATCTACCCGGTAGCGGATAGTCGCATAGGCATCTGAAGCCCCGACGATGCCGTAGTCCCATTCTGTTCCATAGTTTGTGGGAGTGAATTTTGCCCCGGACGTTCCTCCCGTATATTGGCCGGTTTGGCTGGGACTTCCTGTGAGATTGCTCGCACAAAGCGAATTGCCCGAGGATTGAGGACCGACGATTTTTATTGTGGCCCCGGTAGCAGCCTGCGTTGCTGTCTCGCCGCTGACGAAGGAACCTGAATTGTATGCCCCCGGAAGATTGTACGTCGTTACGAAGGCAACATTCCGAGCATTATGCGACATGGTGATGGATGTCGCATCCTTTATATAAACCACTTTCCGATCACAGATTGTCTTGTCGGAATAAAAATATTCCTCCATGTAGTCCGTACCCTTGGTGCCTCCCCACACCAAATCTATGCCGGATTTAAAATTAGTCAGCTCAGAATCGGCCATCTAATTATGGGCCGAGAGGGAACGCGGCCGTTGTCTTGTCGATTACAAAATCATCAACATAGGTGTCGCCCGTCCCAGAACTTGAAGCTATTCCTCCCAAGCTATGGTAGAATGGCTGGTTGGCCGACCCAATAACCGTTTGGTTTGACCCCACCTGAACCCCTGAAGCACTATAAATAGCGAGCGTGCAGGTTCCGCTTTGCACCGCCTTCGCCGTCGCCCAATACCACGTCGCCGCCGAAATAGTAACCGTGCCCGATGATCCTCCACCATTGAAAAGATAGGCGGTGTAAACCCCGGCATTGTTTGCCACTCGAAGAGTGGCGATAGATAAGCCGGGTGCGGTGGACTCGCCAAACACCCACGGATTACAATACGTTCCCGCCGACAAAGTTGTAACCTGAAACCAAAGCCCCACCGACTGTGTGGTGGGATAGGTGTTTAGGTCGATGGTAAAATAATTCGGAACATTATGGTTCCCGACATATCCATATGCTGCCGGGTCGGAAGCCGTATTGATTGTGGACAAAGTCGCTTTCTCGGCGGAGGCACTTCCCAATTGAATGCCCGTAATAGACCAAGCTGAAGCGGCCACGGCGGGACCGCTGGCCGAGGATTTTAAATTGGCCGCCGTGGGTAACAGAGTCTCGATGGGAGCCCACAAATCCACCGTCAGATTTCCCCCCGCTGCGGGGTTGGGGCGAAAGGCGGAAATATATCCGAGGGCTCCACTCATGTTAGGTGAGGTTGACGCCGGAAATAATCCAGCCCGTCGACGTCACCTTTCGAGCTGCCGCGCTTCCGTATTGGGCGAGCGTTCTACTACCCGTTCCGCCAGTGCCGAGCCATGTCAGCGTGTCGCTCGTGATGGCAATAGTGAGGTTGGCTGCCGCTAAGTTCGTGAAAATAATTACAGTGCCGATGACATGGGCCACGTTCGCGTTGCTGTCGATGGTGAACGTGCGCGCATTGTTGTCACCCACCGGATGGAAGATTTCTTTTCCGGCGTCCGCCAGCACCGTCGTGTAGTTGGCGCTCTTGCTGTTCTGGGGAACGCCCAAGAACCCGACCAAATTCGTTCCGTCCACCGTGCACCCGGAGAGCGTTCCGCTCGACGGCGTGCCGAGCGCTCCGCCCGAATAAAGAATGGTTGCTGCGCTGTCGGGAAAAGTATAGACGCGCGCGGCCGTCGGACCGGCGGCGGTGAAATATGCAATGCCCGTGCCACCGTTGGCTGTCGGCACGATTCCGGTGCCCGCCGTGGCGAAATTGATGAGGGCATTGCTGGCCGGCTGGCCAACATTCACGTATCCTTGCGTGGCGGTGCCCGTCATCAGGACAGGAACAACGAACGTCGTGCTGCCCGAAGGAGCGGTGGAAGTGAGCAGGCCGGCGGTGGCGGCAGAAAGGTAGTAGGCAGTACCGGCCGTCTTGCCGGCCACCGTGATGGGGCCGGAATAGACGACAACGAAAGTGTTTGTGGTGACGCTTTCAATCACGCCGCGCGGGAAGGATGTTCCCAAGGCATCGGCCTTCGCCAAGGCCCACGTGCCGTTGTTATTGTAGACGACGTTCTCGGCCGAAAAGCCGTGCGCGGCCTGCGTGATAGTTTCGGCAATACGCGTGCCCGTGGCAGAAATTGAGGCCCACGAGGCCGTGGTGCCATCTGTCGTCAGGAATTTTCCGGCATTCCCCACCTGCGACGGCAACCCCGTGCCGCCAGAGCCAATGTTGTTCGCGAGCAGCGCGACCCAGCGCTGCAGGATGGCCCACTTGACGCCCGGCGTATCAGAAAGTTGAATGTCTCGGAGGAGTGCGTCGGCCATGTTAGTTGGAGGGTACGGCAATGCCGGCGTTGATGCAGGCTTGCTTCAGGTAGCGTTGAATCGCGGCGATGGCCACAGACCATTCGTCAGACGGGGAAATTTCTCTTTGCAGTGCGTCGGCCATCAGGATAAAGTATCGGACTTCGTCCGAAGCTTACGGAGGAGCACTGATCGCCAAGGCGGAAGCGAGCAACACTGTGTTCGCTGGGTAAAGGTTGTTGATGAAGGAAAGCACGCCCGTATAGTTTCCGTTCGCCATCGAATTCACTGCCGGGTCGAGTTGAAGAGTGGTAATGACACTGGCCCCCGGATTCAATAGTCCAGTTTGAAGATTGAAGAAGCACCAGAAAGCCGACGACACCGCGGACCAATCCAACGGCAAACCACCCGTGTTCGTGATGGTGTACACTTTCGACGCCGGAGAAAAGGGCCCCCCATGGTTTCCGGCCGACGAAAAATTAGTCAGCGGGCTCACGGTCAGGAACCCGGGAGAGGGGGAAACGTAGGCCACCTCCACCACGCGCGAGGGCTGCGGATAGAGGACGGCGAATTTCCCGCCAGAAGTACGGCCGGTTATGGACATACGGCTCCCTCCAGAATTCTAGGGGACGTTTCGGTGCCGCCCTTGGTGCCCGTGCTCATTTCGTCGTACGGGTCAACCCAAAGGCGATAGTTCTGCAGCGCAGCCTCGCCCGTCCAATTAATGAGCAAAGAAAAACCAAAATCCACGTAGTCTCCGAGCGGGGATTCGACGTTCAGGCTGCTGCAGGTGGAATTGGCATTCTGCACAATCTCGCGCGTGCGCAAAACACGGCTTTGTGTCCGGTAGGTGGATACAGATGTAAGATTGACGCCGGCCATCAGGCTGCCCTTGTCCGCTTCGAGCGCCCACGTCAAAATTTCCTTGTATTTTCCCCTTTGTCCGGCCCAATCCACCACCAAATTAACCTGCCCCTTGATTTCGGCCATCGTCACCTCACCGAACACGAATTTCTTGTTGTCCAAGCCGCCCACGCGCTCATCGCCGAAGGACGTGTGCATTTTCGTTTCCACGAAGCACGAAATGGGCTGGCCATTGTCCGTACGCGAGGAAACGAAGGCCTCCCAAAGCCGGTTCTTGCCGTCAAAATCCTTGGAGATGTAGAAGGCGCGCTGCACACCATTAAACATGCCGGTGGCCCACTGCAGCGGACGCGTGCCGGTCCAGCTTCCCGCCCAACTCGCCGTGGCGGAAGCCGAGGCATCGTCCAAGGAGGCCACTTGGTCATACACCCAAGTGTGCTGGTTATACTTGTCGGCGTACGGCACCGACATCAGGATGAAATTCTCGTACGTGCCGGCTGCTGCTCCTGAAAGGTCGGTAAATAAGTTAGACTTACTGACCATCATCCGCGTGTCTTGGGGAACAAGCTTGCTGTCGCGCGACGCCTGCGCGGCGGAGTTGAAGGAAATGAGCCCAAAGGGAGACATCCACCACAGCTCTCCAAGCGGTTTCACAACACTGCGTTGCGAGACACAGCCCACCCCCGGAAAAATCGTGCTCTGAAAACTGGGCGTGAGCTTCCAACTCGCGCGGCTCCGGACGGACGACTGAATCGCCGAGGTGGAGGTGTCGGTGAAGATGACGACAAAGGGGTTGGTGGGGGAAGGTACTTCCGCCAGCGCCGTCACCTGCTCCGTAAATTGGAAAAATCCCCCGTCCGCCGCATATTGGTTTTCAATGAAGCTGATGGGATTGGAGATGTCGGAGGCCAGCACCTTGCTCCCGCTGCCCACCCACAGCCGGTCGCCGCTCCACACCATCGGGCCACCCAACGGAACTTGAAATTTTGTGCTATAGCCAAATTTCGGGCTGGTGGTGCTGACGCTGGGGTCGGTGAGGTAGGCCGTGGGCGCGCTGAAGTAGCCGGTGCCGGCATTCGTCACCAAGACGCCCGACACCGCGTCGCCCGTGAGGACGGCCGTACCCAAGGCCGTGATGCCGGAAGGGTCGTCGGGGGCAGAAAACACCACGCGCGGGGCCACCGAAAATCCGTTGCCACCAAACAGCACGTTCACCGATGCGACAGAATAAGTGGGGAGCCCATTGTAGGTGCCGCCGGAGGCGGTGCCAAGAACGGGCTCAATCACGCCCTGCGCGCTCGGGTCGAGATGGCCCGAATTTGCGCCGTCCCAATACGCGGCCCGCGTGAATCCGCCGTCCTGCATGATGAGGATGCGCGTGGGTTCGGTGGCGATAACGGTGCCGTCGCTTTTGGTGACAGCACTCTGTACTGCGCTCTCCGCAAAGAGCGTCGTGGCAAATTGGAAGAAAGAAATGTTCGGCAGCGCGCTGTATGAGACAAACGGATACTGGGAGACGTACACGGTGCCGGAAACGGCGAACACAAGGTAGGGGGCCGCCGCGAGCGGACGAAAATACCACAACCCCTGTGGCACTCCGTCGGGCAATTGAAATATCGTGTTATACCCCGGACGCGTTCTCACCTTGCCTCCGCGATTGAGGACATTTACGGCGGAATGATAACTCCGGTCGGAAATGAACATCGGGTCGAGCATGCTCGACATGCCGTCCGTGAACAGCGCGCTGCCGCTGACGCCCCGGCCGCTCTTGGTCATGGTGATGGCCGTGCTCATCCTACCATTCCTTACGGGTCGAGCCGGTTGTACTTGTCCGCGATGAGGTTGTTGTCGGCCATCTGGATGGATGGACCACCCGGAGGACTCATCGACTCCTGCTTCTTGTTCAGGTAGGTGATGGCCATGAGGTGATATTTGGCCGCCTCGTCGATGCGGTCGGAGTCAATTTTTGCCAGCGACTTCACCATCATCACGAGGGCATACTTGCTATCCAATGGAATCAAATCTGTATCTAAAGATAGTGTCTTGACGGCCTTCCTAAACCCGACGCGCACGCAGCGGCGTTCATTGGCCTGACACGCACCAATGCCCACTTCAATCCGGCGATACTGCGGCTCGACGTCGCCCGCGTAGTATTGGCCCACGGCCGTCAGGACGGCCGTGCTGGAAAGTGTGTTGAGCGTGATTTTTCCGACGTGCGCACCCAAGGAGACACGTGTGATGCGCGCGATGTAGGGAGCATTCGTGTTGCGCGCCGGAGCTCCGTACACCGTCGGCACCAAGAAGCCGTCCTCCAAAAGTCCAGTGATGGAATTGGGTGTCCTTATCCAATTTCCGTTGACATCATACCCGTAGATACGCACGGGGACGTTGTTGTCCGTCGCCGTCTCAAGAGTGCAAACCAGATAGTTGCCGTTCACGGTGTCGAGCGTCCCGTAGATGGCCACGGGAATATCGTCCCAGAAATGAAATCCGCAGGGAGCCCCGCAGCCGTTGCCGGGGCCGTTCAAATGAAACTGAAACCAAAAATCATGAGCCTGCGTCGGCCGACCGTTGATGTTGACAGTAAGCACCGTTCCCACCTCGCGCGGCATCGTGATAACGTGCCGGCTCGCGCCTTGCGTCAGGCTGCCGTCGTAGGTGAGCAGGATGTCCATGTAGCCGCGCAACGGGTCCCATTCCGTCTCCGTGGACAGAATTTCGATGGCATCATTCATCCGCGCCAACCCAGCGGCGCGGTCGATGCCACCAAGCACACGCTGAACGTCAGGCAGTACGTCGCTTACTAAAATCATTTATTCGCCGGAGCCGTCGCTGTCTTCGTCCGCTTCAGGTTTGTTGCGAACGGACTCGAAAATCTCGTCGATGATGTCGGCCGCCTTGGCGGGAGTGTCCTTTTCCTTCTCTTCCTCGACGTCACAAATTTCAGTGAGACGAAGATCGACAGACGCACTGCCGGCGCGCTCGCCGTCGCTCTCGCGAAGGGAGATGGGGCCGCGCTCAAAATAAAACGTGATGCGCCCGCACTTGGGAAGGTCGGCCACACGGGGGTTGTCGATGTAGAGATGGAGGCCGTCACTGTCGCGCGCGGCATTGCCGGCGACGGTGCCGGGGTAGGCCTTTTCGGCCGAGGGTGAGGTGAGGGGAATAGAATCGAAGTCGGCCATGGTCAGAAGAAAGTATCAGACGCTGCCCTAGCTCGCAGCCACGGTGGTGACGGTGCCCCCGTCTCCACGGTATTTCAGCGCGCCCGACGCACGGTAGAGCTGGGAGAAGCGCGTCAAGGTGCCGCCGAGAGCGAAGTCTCCCAGCCCGCAGTTCATCGCCATCACGTTGTCACACTGGACGTCCGTGTCGCGGTCGAAATAATATCCGTAGCCCGTGACGTTGTCGATGAATCCCGGCCCCACTTTGCCACCCGTGACATCCAAGAAAATGACGCCGTGACGGTTGGTGAACGACGGTCCATTGCCGCCGGAGCCAATGTTCGTGATGTGGAAGCCGATGAGGGAGATGTCGGTGTTGTTGACGCCTGCGTTAGCCTCGACGTCGATGCCGTAGCCCTCGCAATAGCGAATGCTGCCCGAGCCAATTCGGACGTTGGTGGCACCGAGAACAGCAATGCCCCGGAACCCGCCTTGGCTCAAGTTGTAACCAGAAACGGAAATATTCTTGGGCTCGTTGCCCACGCCGTAGTCGGCCACGATGCCGATGCAGTCGTCTCCCGAGCTCAACACCGTCGGGTCGATGATGTCCAAGCCGGCGCAACCGTTGCTGACGTGAATGCCGTCGCCCGCCGTCTGCTGTGAAGTCCAGCGCACGAGTTTGCACCCGTACATGGAAGTGCCGGTGGTGCGGTCACGCGTGAAGACGATGCCGAATTCGGGAGAATTGTAGGCCGAGCAATCTTGGATGGTGATGAGATCGCCCGCGACGCGCATGGCGCATCCGCCCCCGCGCGAGGCTCCGGGTCGTCCAAAATAATTTGTCAGCGAATGCTCAATCCGAAGCCCCCGCACCGTCAGACTTCGACAAAATTCGTCAATTACAAAACCTGTTCCAGTGTCGTTGATGAAGAGCGTCGCGCCATATCCTTCAATCACGAGATTGTGGAATCCTGTCACTTCCTTCCCGTTCATCGCGTACGTGCCCGGAGGAAAATAAAGCGCGACACCGTCGCCAACAATAACGTCCCCCGCCGCATTCGAGCCCGTACCGCTCGTGAACACAGCAGTGGGGATGCCGAATGCAACTTGAGCAAAAGCATTTCCTGCGAGGTTGGCCGTGGCGGTGGCCGCTCCACTTGAAAAACTCACTGTTGGGGCCGAGGTGTAGCCGCTGCCGATTGAATCAAGCGTTATGGATGTCACGACGCCTGCCGTGAGGACGGCCGTGGCAGCCGCTCCTGAACCTCCTCCACCGGCAAACAACACTGTCGGAGGAGCACCATATCCCGAGCCACCTCCAGTAACATTCACCGAAGCCAGCGGAACCGTCGGGAGCGTGCTTAGAGTGAAACTTACGTTCGGGTTGATGGACGCAATCGTCGCCCCGGTGAGCAAATAGTGCCGTGCACTAACGTTCACCACTAACCCGCTAGTATCTGCACACGTCACAACAAGACTTCCGCCCGTGATGCCGCAGCGCTTGCCCAAAATTTTGTGGCCCGTGCCGCGCGTGCCAATCACGACGCTCCCGATTTCCGTGCCGGCCGACGACAGCAACGCGGTCGCAACTTGGCCGCTGCCAAACCCGCCGACAAAAGACATCGTCGGAGCTGTGGCGTAAGCGGTGCCGAAATTGGTGATGATGACGCGGTCGATGCCGCCCGTGGTACGGCAGGCCTCGAACGCCGCGAGAATAGCCGCCGTGTCGTCTGTCACGCCGTCGCCCACCGCACCGTAGTCTTTCACGTTGACGCGATATTCGACAGCCGAGGTAGCCCACGACGTGTTGGTGCCATCCGTCTTGAGAATTTTATTCGCATTCCCGCCTTGGCTTGGCAGCAGGGCATTCAAAGCGGCGTTCGCTGTCGCCTGACCCGTGCCGCCCGAGGCGACCGGAAGCGGAGTAGAAGCCGAAAGAGTTGTGAACGCTCCCGTGCTCGGGGTCGTCGCACCAATAGGAGTGTTCTGAATCCCAGTGGTGGTGAGAAGAAACTTAGTAACCCCTCCTGTGATGTCAGCAATGGCGAAGGCCCCGTTATTGTCCACGTACATGCCCCAATCGCGCGCGGTGGCGCTCGTGCGGGTGAGCCGAAAATAATATCCGCCCGTATTGGTCGCCACCACTGGGCCGCTGGTGTTCAGCGTGGTGAAAACTCCCGTGCTTGGCGTCGTTGCTCCTATCGCCCCTTGCAGACCTGTAGCCGTGAATTGAGCGACCAAGCCGGCTCCGCCTGCATAAATTTTGAAGCTCTGTGCCGCCCCGTTGGCATAAAGCAGTGCATCATCCGAATTGTTTCCAAGGATGACGCTCTCGCTTCCGAAGGTGAATTTACTGACGCTGTTCCGGAGGAAAGAGAGATAGCCTCCTCCCCCAGCGGAGCTTCCGCCATTTAAATTCACCGCCACCGTCCCCGCTCCCGCTCCACCGGGTCCAGAAGAAATATCCCCTGAAGACCCCAAAGTGGTGAAGGCCCCTGTGTTTGGTGTGATTGCCCCCACCGCTCCTTGAAACCCGGCCGGATTGATGTATCCCCCGCTCACCAACGTGGCTGGATTGGCCCCCCCTCCCGTAAAATAAAAATTTATGTTCTGGCCAAAGCTCAAATTGATGAGCGTTCCTGCGGCAGCTACGTCATCCCGCTGCCAATTCGCCCCGTCATAAGACAAGTTGTTGCTAAAACAAATATCTCCGGGGATGGCTCGATGTAGCCTCCCCTGCGACAGCGTGCCGGAAGTTTGAACGGCGAAAGTGGGTCTGGTTGCCGTGACTAGCGTAGTGGGAACGCTCAACGTGATGGCGCTATTCGTGAACAGCGCCACGTCCGCTGCGTTTGCGCTGGTTCTAATGGCAATTCCTGTGCCGCTGGAATTAAAGAGTCGCGCAGCGATGCCGGCCGCAAAGGCCACCTGAAAATCATTCACGCTGTCCGTGACACTCAGGGCCACGCCGGCCGCGCCCGTGTTTCCGGAAATCTTCCCTGTGATGGCCAGTCCCACCGAGCTCACGGTGGCCACCACGGCCTGCGCTGTCGACCCAATCGGTGTGGCCGCAATTTCCACGTAGCTTCCCTGCGCAGTGTTGGTCCAATTTTCCGCCGCGATGAATTGCACCGACGAACGTGGATTCGTGGCGTAAGCGCTTGCGCCATATCCGTAAGCTCCGATGCGTCCGAGATTATTACCGACCAACGACTGGCTCTGCGCACCATTATTACCGTTCGCGCGGCGAAGACTGATAAACGGTGTCGAGCCAAAACCGTCGAGCAGAAGGCCGGTGTTGGTGGAGTCGGTGCCTCCTAGCTGCAGGACTGTACCGTTCGGGCCAGTCGGAAGTGCCACGGCGTTTGTTCGAATCGACGTGAATTTATACCAACTGAGCAGCGTCGAGGAGAGCAGCGCGACGTCGACGCTGTTGGCAAACAGCTTCAGGGTGCCGCTGCTACCCACGCCGGCTTGTCCGGCCACGCCCGAATTCCTAGACTCAAGGACCAAAGACGCCCCGCCCCCGAGGGTGTCAAAAATCCGTTCGTTGGCTCCGGCCTGCGTCACGTCTATCGAATAGGTGGGGGTAGTTGTCCCCACTCCCAGCGATGTTGTAGCAGAAAGTGTGGTGAAAGCACCTGTATTCGCCGCAACACTACCGATGGGCGGAGGACTCGCCAGCCAAGCGGCTAAACCGGCCCCGCTGACGGCTCCACTGACCGCGAGAGTCGTGAAGGCTCCGGCGGCCGGGGTGGTGCCGCCAATGGGACCGTTGAAGGCATTCGCGTTGAACGTGCCTCCTGTCATGGTTTTGCCGGTGAAATTTATTGCCGCATTCAGGCTCGTGGTGGTAGCCCCGGGTCCGGAGCCCGTGACATCCCCCACCAGCGAGGTGATATAGGCCCCCGGCGGAGCCTTGGCATTCCATGCGGCCGCGCTGGCAATGTAGTCGTCCGTGATGGGGGAAGCGTGCCACGTGCCAATAGTAACGACACCGAGCGTCGTGATGGTGGTGGCTCCCTTGTAGCCTGCACCCGGGTCGGGTACAATCCCGCCCGAGAGCGTCGTCATCAAAAACTTCCTGCCATTCCACACCGGCACCTGCTGGAACAAGGCTCCGGGAGCAAGCACGTCCCCAATCGCCACCGGAGCGGAGGGAAAAAATTCTGGCTTCCCGAGAAGTCCGGACCAAAGTGCCGTGGCCGCGAAATCGGCGTTCATTGCTTCAGGTGAACCACGCCACTAAGCCAATCCTTTGCGAAACCAAAAGCAATCGAAAGGCCCATCACAATTCCGCTCCAACGAATCATCTTCCGGTCGAGGTCGGCGTGCTTCGTTTCCTGTTCTGTCATGCGCTTTACGAGCCCAGAAGTACCGTAATCGTTTCCCACCAGAGCCGTCAAAATAATGGTGCGTTCCGTGTCCGCTTTTTCCTGCGCTTTCTTCAAACATTCCATGCCTTCACAAAGGAAGTCGATTTTTTGCTTCATAAACTGAATGTCATCACCACTCATTTTACCTCCTCCGCCGCTCTCACTTCATGCACCGTCGCCTTGGTGGATGCATCCATCGTGCTGTTGAGCTTGGAAAAAACATGCGCGTCGAGCCAATCTTTGATGGGTTGTTCGGCGTCCGTGTAGGCCTTGTCGAGGACGGGAACAACGGCCGTTGTCACGGCTTTCAGCTTGGTGGCCTTGTCCTGTGTGGCCACCAGCAGGTTGCCCTGCTTATAATGCTGCCACACCCACCAGCCCGTGATGACACCGAGAATTCCAATAGCCCCGCCGGTGGCCCAGCGAAACCACGCTTCCTGCACAATCTGGGCGAGTCCAAAAAGGAGGAGGGAGGCGGCCCCGAACGGCCACACAATCTTGGCTCCCGCGATTTGTCCAAATCCAATCCCCAAGAGAAAAATTGCAAGGCATCCGCCGGCCGCCCAGCGGAGCCACTTTGCCTGCCCGTTGGCCTCGGCATTTTTCAAGGACGTGATTTTTGCCGAAGTGGCGGCGACATCGGCCGCGATTTTATCCTCGTACGCCTTAATCGTGTCCTTCTCGTGCTGTCGGGCGAGCTTGGCATCCGTCTCGGCCGCAGCGGCGCGAGCGGCATCGGCCTTCGCATCCGTGTTGGCTTTCTCATACGCACTGCGGGCCTCGCTGGCCTTGCCGCTTTGCACGAGGGCTTCCCTGTTGGCAGAAGCTAATGCTTCCGTGGCGTCGACGGGCGTACCGCTCAGACGCTGGTCGGCCACACCCAGTTCACCCTCCACTATCGTTGTTGCATTGCCGGCCGGCTGCGTCGCATTCTGCTTGCGTGCCGTCTGAAGATTGGCGCGCGTTTTGGCCACGAGAGCGGTGTGCTCGGAGTTGGCCTTTTCCAGCGCCGTGTCTGTTGCCGAAGCGGCCGGAGCCAGCGGCGTCGCTGCCACCACGGCCGCTTTGCTGTGAAAGGAGAGATATTTGCACGATGGCGTCAGAGCCACGCATGCAAAAAGAACGTACAGGAAAAGTTTACGCATCGTCATAGGAAAGTATCAGCCGCGACGGATGGACTCGTTTCACTCGTCTGAGCGGGCACAAAAAAGAGGCCCCATTGCTGGGGCCTCTTGAAGAGAAACACTAGCCGCTGGATTAGAGCAGCGAGCCGGTCGCGGCGCAGGCCGTGATGCCAGTGGCAAACGGGCAGCGACGGAACAAGATCGGGACGACGGAGTGCGGACGCACGGGGCGATAGGCACGCGTAATCTGATACTTGTGCCAGCCGAAGTCTCCGAACTGGTTACAATCGTTGTCGATCTGGTAATGCCACTGCAGTTCGCCCATGGCGAGCTGCGGCGAGAACTTGAAGCTACCTTCGCCCGTGAAGCGCTCGGGAACGAGGCGCTCGAACGAATGCTGACCGACGAGGAACGCCACCTCAAGCGGGGCACTGGTCCACGCCGGGTTGACGCGGGAGGCCGTGCCATTCGTGGTGACAACACCAACGAACGGCTCGACGAACACCGGCTGGCCGTTCACATCGAGCCCGGAGGCGCGAAGCGGACGCTGGTCGACACCGAACATGATGCCACGGTAGGGACCTTCCCAACGGTAGCCGACGAGCCCCTGCTCGCCCGCGCGGAACGAACCGGCGGTGAGATAGCGGAGGTCGGTGATGACGTTGAGCTCATTGCGGAAGTTCTCAAGGATACCACTGCCCCCGATGAACTTGTAGTGGGCATCCACGGTGCCCTCGTTAAACATTTCAACGAGTAGAGTCTCGTGCAGGTAGCGCGCGAGGGCATGCACGACGGCAAACGGCAACTGCCCAATCGAACCGACGGGGATGTTGGCGAATTGCGTGTCGATGGCCTGCTCTTGGCCCGTGAGGCCCTGCTGGAACGAGTAGGTGCCACCGTTGGCGGCAACATACTTCACACCGGAGCGCGTCAGGAGCAGGCTGCGAACATCGCTGTTCATATACTGCGTGATGAGCTTCTTCAGCGAGTCTTCCGCCATCAGGTAGGAGCCCTTGTAGGCCGCGTACGCTGCATTGACGCAAATCTTCGGACCGCGCGCACGCTTGGTGCCGAGGGAGTAGGCATATTCCGTGGTGGCGGTGGCTTCGGCCGAATTGATCGGACCGCAGAGGTCCTTGGTGGCCGTGAAGGTGGGAGCAACGAGCGAGTCACCCGCGAGGGCCTGCTCTTGCACGACGGAACGAACGGTGTCGGAGACGCCGGACGGAAGGATGCCGCCGTCAAGGATGTTGACGAAGGGCGAATTGTAGGCGGTCGCTTTCGCGATTTGGCCCATGATGCGATTGACGTCTTTCGACGCCAGATTGCTCGCGATATATGGAGTAACAACGCAGTCAGCCATGGTTTTTTGTCCGCCCCTTCGAAATTTATTTGTAGCCGTGTGCGGGAAGCGGAACGCACGCGTCTACGGTGTCTGGGCAAGGTGCAAACGGCACCTGATTCGCTTCCGCCAAGCCACGGGACGGTAGGGCTTATTTCCGAGGCGAGCAACCCCGAACAAAGTTAGGCTCTCAAAAAAGTATCGGACTTTTCACTACGCAGGACACGGTCGGCGTATCTCTCGGATGCGCCATCCTTGATGCCGTGTATCATGGCCGGCAATACTCCGTCGTGTTCCCCGGGGGCCACAAACCAGTTTTCGGGCACTCCATCGCAATGATAAAAAGTTCGGATAAGGCCGCTCCTCACCCAGTGGGGGGAAAATTTTGGCCCCCAGTGAAAATCCCAGCCTACGTCGGACGCGCAGCCCACCAAGCCCAGCTTTATGGCGATGAGCGGGTCGAAAATGGCGTTCCCGTTGATATGCCCGAAACCGGTGGGTTCCGGCAACCAGTGGCCGAGCACCATCTTGTTACTCGCAAGAGCAATATCCCACGCTTTGCGCAATCTGTTTATCCAGTCCGGGTCGACCGGAACACAATCAGCCTCGAATGTTAGGATGCCGTCGACGCCTTCCCACTCACCTGAACGCATGCGGCGAATGCTTTGCTGCATCAAGTCACACCACAACTCGTTACAGCCGTGCGGCCAGCCCACGCCGCGTCTAAAACCCGTGTACGTCTCCGTTTTGAATTTCTGGCCGACGTATGCCACCACCGCGAGGTCATGCGGACAGTCGTATCGAGCCACGAAAAGGAAAATCACGTCCTCTCTATATATTGGCTCGTTATCCGCAATACGTTTGGCATTTCTCATCGCGGCATCGCGGTCACCTGCCCAGAACTGAAGTGCCAACACCAGTTTTTTCATCAGTAGTGGTTTTTTGGCTTAATGTTGTGCTTGGCGCGATACAGCGCGACGAGATGGTCTTTAACACTCGCTTTTTTAATCGAATGAATGAAAATAGCATCGCGCAAAGAAACACATTCGGACATAACAGCGACGCCAAGTTCAGTTACTGTTTCGCAGGAGGCACAATGATGAAACCGGCGATGGGGAACGCCGGCAAGCTTGCAGGCGGGTATCCACCACCAGTCAATGAAGGGAGTGGTTGGACACGCAATCATTCCGGCAGATGCATCTACGATTTTTTTCAGTGCCTCGCGGTGCAACCAGTAAGGGGGCTGCATCGCAACCTTGTCGAAGCCAACATGATACGTATCGGGAGGAAACTGTTTATGCCACTCTGGTAGACACCTAAAATCATCAACCTCATTTGACCACACACAGTTTTTATCGTGGTAAAGATAATCGGGTATTTTAGCCGAAAGAACAAAACTATCGCTGTCATTCAACAGAAACCAAGAGTGAGGGTATTCCTCGACAAGGAGCTTTAACTGGGCGTGCTGCCTGTCCCATGATTTTTGACCGTAGTATTCCACTAATCCAGCCTCCCGAGTGTGGTGTGGACCGATGTTTTTCACTGGAGAGTCTGTGGGAGAAATTATAACAACCGGAGCCTCGTGATGCTCGTATACAGGCAATAAATCCAGTACCTGCTGTCTGTCACCGGCGTAACAATGGCATACCACTAACGTGTCTGGATTAAGCATGGTGAATACCTTTTAATTTTTCAGCTGCTTTTCTGTTTCTGGTAGCTTTCATTTTGTCTTTCGTAGCTTGTGAAACAACGTGGCCCATCAACGTAGCACTTCGCTTCGCTCGTGTTTCGGGTCTGGCATTACTTATTTTAGTTGCCTCCCGGTGATTATGTTTCCAACTTTCTGAGCGAACGATTGCCCTGTTTGCATCTCTTATTTTTATTTTAGCCTCTTCTGAATGCCTCATCCCAGTAGACCCTTCTCCTCCGTCGGTGTGATTGCAAAGATTGTATCCCCGCAGACGGTATTCTTTGATCCAATATTTCTCGGCTTCCATGGCGTTTTCAGAGGAAAAACACTTCTGAATCACCCGCATATCCGGACGAAGATTCTCTTTAAGCAAACTCAATATCCATTTTTGTGAGTGAGTTTTTGCTCTGTGTCGGCTGGAATACACGTGAGATTTCAAACGGTCCGCCGAAAAATCTGCTTTACCAACATACCTCACCTCATTGTTTCTCGGGTCAATAAGCTCATACACGCAGAATTCGGCTGTGTTCATTTGCTGCGGCGGTCGTTGGGAGAATAAAAATAATCCTCGATGGTGTTGCGTAGGCCTTCCTGCAGTGTCGTTTTTGAAACGAATCCGAGTGCTTTAAGTTTCGAAACATCAAACGTCTTTTTTGGAATTCCCGTCGGCTGCGAAGCGTCCCACTCCACGCCGTATTCGAATTCCATGATGCTCACGAGCGCGTCCGCGAGCTCCTTGATGGAAGTGCCGACGCCCGTGCCGATGCTGATGAGGTCGGGGCTGTCGTATTTTTCCAACACAAGCTTGATAGCGTCAGCGGCGTCGTCGACATACATGAATTCTCTCACCGCAACTCCCGAACCCCACACGCGCAGGGGGATTTTATTCGCGTTGGCGTGGTCGAGGCGCGCGATGAGCGCGGGCACGACGTGCGCAGAAATTCCGTAATTATCGTTCGGCCCGTAAAGGTTGGCCGGAGCGCACGTCGTCCAATGATGTCCGTATTGCGAGCGATAGGCGCGGCAGAGAAAATATCCGGCAAGCTTCGCCGCCGCGTACGCCGCGACATCAGGCTCGAACGGCCCCGTCAGCAAACTTTCTTCCTTCACCGGCACCGAAGCCTCGCGCGGGAACAGGCACGACGTGGCCACATTCACCAACTTCTTCACTCCCACCGCATGCGCGGCCGCGAAGACGCTATTCTGAATCTCCAGATTTTGGGTGAGGAATTCCACGGGCTCATCGCGGTTGGCTTTCACTCCTCCAACTCGGGCGGCACAATTTATTACGAAATCCGGACGATGCTCCTCGAAAATATACTTGGTGTATTTCGCATCCCTAAGATCGCAGTTTGTCGTGACAATCTGATAGTCGTCCGAGCACTGGCGGATGACAGCGCGGCCGAGAAGTCCGCGATGGCCTGTAACAAGGAGCTTCATCAAAACTTGGTGTTATGAGGCCCCCATGTCACGCTGCCGAGATGGCCACAAACCACCGACATATCTACGTGAGGCTGGTGCCCCGCCTGCTTGGCTCGCTGACAAAAAAGTTGATCTTCTCCTTGCTGAAGCCGGTTCTGGGTGATGACATCTGCTGCAGCCTGCCGCATTTGCGCAGCCAAATCAAAAAGAATCTTGCTGGCTTTTTCTGCTTCTCCTCCTCGTACTATAACGGAAATATTATCTACCTTTGCCTGCATCTCTGTGAAACTTTTCATCACTGCGTCAGCAGAATTACTAAAAAAATGAAACACCTCGCTAGAATGCTGGGGAGCGAGGTGAGGGCATTCCTTCATTATGTCCAGCGGCACTTGGCGAGAATGAAAGAGACCACCCGTTCCAACCCATGCCGTTTCCTTCACCTCATCAAAAGGGGCCGAATGCGCACGTGCGTTTTCTGCGTTCCCCTCCGGTGTTTCCTGCATAGCTTCAGCATAGAGCGCACGACCATAAAGATTTCGACCAAAATAGAGCGCGCCGATAAGAGACTTATTCCGGCTTTTGAGTTGGTTAATTCCATGTAGGCCCGCGAATTTCTCCGGCAGATTCATGCCCGTGGCTTGATTCATCCACGCGGCCTGCCCACACGGAAAAATCATATCATCGTCAATCCACTGGCAGTAAGGAAGTCCGCTCGCCAGAAAATCATTCATTAACGTATTCCGGGCGTGAACAATAAACGCATCCCCGCTGCGATGTCTAAATCCGTATTTAGGTCTGTCCCATAATGCGAGGAGGCTGAAAAGTGTTCCGGGATTGGTGCTTTTGTAGAATGGGGCGGCGATAAAAACTTCCTTGCCGGCCCACGCAGCGTTCTTGGGAAGCTCTTCTGGTAGAACAAACACCTTCTCCACGCTAGCCAGAGATGGAGTCTTGCTGCCGTTCACCCATTGCCGTATTAGGCTCGTGGATACTCCGAAATACTCGGCGGCCTTCGCGTCGCCGAGCTCCCGGCATTTTCCAATGACGAGTCCTTGGAGGTGACTGTCGCCGCTCATAGCCGCCCGGAGGCTTCAGCCTGCGCCTGCGCGAAGAGAAGGTCAACGGCGTCGCCGCTGTCCAGCGTCGGGTTCACCTTGGTCGGTGCGCCCCCAGCCGGGGCCGGCTTCGCGGCCGTCTGGGCCGTGCGCGAGGTGCGTGAGGCTTTCTTAATCGCTTCCAACTCCTTCACCACTGCATCGTATTTCGGCTGCAGGAGGTCGAGCTCGCGCTTGTAGTGATGGGCGAGAGGGAGGGCGATGGCGGCGTTGGCGCGGCTCTCGACGCTGTCGTCAAGGACGGCCGTCCGCAAATACCCCTGCGTCTCTAGGGCGAAGGCATTTGCAGCTTCGAGGGCTTTCTTTTCCTCCGGGCCGGCGGAAGCGGGAACATCCTTCGTGTGCATCCACGGAAGATTGGTGATGATGGGCTTCAGGATGCCGCCGATGGCGGCAACGCGCTGTTCCAAATTCACCTGCGGCTCCTGCGCTTTCTGCTTGAGAATAGTGTCGGCGTTCGCGCGGGCGTCCGCGAGCTCCTTCTTGCGTTGGTCGAGCACGGCCTGATTGTCGATGAGCTTCGCTTCGATGAAACGCTTCGAGGCCGGGCTCTTTTCGAGCTTGGTGAGGAGGCCGTCAATCTCGGCATCCCGCTCGGCAGGGGGAAGCCCCTTCAGGTTGGCGAGGTCGGCCACCGGGAGCCCGTGCTCCGTCAGCTTGTTGTAAATGTCGTTGTAGTTGGCCTCAAGCTTGGCATCGAATTTGCCCTTGAAAGTGGGGTCGTTCTCGGTGTCGAATTGCGCGCGAAAAGCCCGCAGCTCCTTCACCTCGGCGTCAAGCTCCGGCGGCACGGTGGGCGTCGCAGACACCTTGGCTTCGAGCTCCTTCACGCGCGCGTCGAGCGCCTCGGCCCGCTGCGTGGCGGCATCAACCCGGGCTTTGTACGTTGTCTTCAGGGTTTCAAAAGTTTCGCGCGTCTTCGGGGACGCGTCCGAGCGCAGCTTGATTTCATCCGCGTCGTCCGGCGCGGCGACCGGCTTCACCTCGGGCTTGTCGTTGCCCAGCAGGTTGTCGAGGGGTCCTTTCTTCTTTTCCCCTGCTGGAGGAGCTTCGGCGGCCTTGCGCGCGACTTCATCGGCGGCGGCCTTTTCCTCGGCGGTTGGCTCAGGCGCGGCCGACGGGGCGGCCTCTTCCTTCGGGCCGGTGCCGTCGTCTGTCGTGTTTTTAAGCACGTCGGCGAGCGCGTCGTCGAGCTCATTCTCGCGCGCCGGGTCGACGAAAGGCTTGTCGGCCTGCGAGCCGGATTTGGCGAGGGTTTCGGCGGCCTTGTCGGCGTCGGAGAGGGCCGCGACTGCGGCCGGGTCAGGAATATCAGGCATGGTTTTCGGGTGGCCCCGCGTTTACGGGCGGTTCGGCCAGCTTCAGGATTTCGTCGATGCAGGCTTCAAAGCCCGTGCGCTCATCCTGCTGGATGCGGCGCTTGGCTTGATTATTAAGTTCGGTGACTAGGGTTCGGGAAAAATTAAGCTGGCGCATCAAGCGCTGGCCCAGATTCTTCGAGAGAAATTCGCGGAGCTCGGAAGCTTCCTGCACGCCCCACTCGGGAGCGCCCGGCAAAATGGGAATAGGCACGCTCATGCACCCGGGGCCACTGGGGCCGGAGCGAGATTGGGCGACGGGGCGGCCGCGAGCGGCGCGGCCTGTGCGGCGGGCGACGCGGCCGAGCCGGGAGCACCGCCCGGCGCAGCCTGCTGCGCCACCTGCGCCTGCAGCTCTCCGACGTGCTTGGCCACGTCCGTCAATTCCTTCTTCATCTCGCCGAGCTGCGTCTTGTCAATGCCGCTTTTTTCGAGTTCATTGAAATGCGAGCCCCAGTGCTGCACGACGTTCGCCAGAATTTTGATTGCGTCGGGGTCGCCGCCGCCGGCCTTCTGCGCAATCGGCGTCACCGTCTGCTTTATCACCTGTATGTGTATCAAGTGGTTGTCGCGCGGGGAGACGGGGACGGGAATGCCCTTGGCGAGAATAACGTTTTCGAACAGCTGCTCGCGCGCCTGCTCGGCGGGAATCGTCGGGTCGTTGTCCGGCAGGAGCACGGCCTCCGCAAAATCGGCGTTGACGAGGACGGAGAGTTTCTGGCGTTCCATCTTCGCGTGGTCGTAGAGCGGGTCGTTGCGGGATTGCTCAGCGAGCAGGACAATTTTCTGGGCGTCGCTCTGGGTGTAGTCTTCCACCGTTCTCAACGCTGGCTGGTCGGCGAGCTGCTGCAGCTCGCCCTCGGTCATGTAGCGAAGCAGACGTTCGCGCGCCTCCTTCGCATCCGGCTCGGCAACGCCCTTGGCAAACAGACGCCGCTGAATCGTGGTGAGGGGGGCACCAAACTGTGTCACGAAACGCGTCTCGATGTCGTCGCGTTTTTCTTCCTCGCGGGAGGCAAAAAGATCGACTTCGGCTTTGGTGACACGCTCGCGCTCGAATGTACGCGGAGTAACACCCCCCGCTATTTGGTCGAGCAGCTTCGTGAGCAGGTCGTCCAACATCAAAAACTCCTTAATGCCGCTCTCGATCTTGTTCTGCTCCATCGTCGCGTAGTCTGGGAGGAGCACGGTGTTGCCGAGGACAGAGAGCTTGAAGCGCCCAATCTTGTTCTCGGGCATCTTGATGATGAGCTTGCCGCTCATCTGCAGCCGGTCGACGGTTTCGTTCCGGGCGCGGTCGACGATGTTGGCGAGCTCGTACACCTCGCGGCCAATTCCTTTGGACCCCATCAGCAGGCCATTGGCCTGCTCGTAGCTCATCAGGTGGAGGCAATCCGAGATTCTATCGAATCTGTCTTCCTTCTCGAAAAGAATTTTATTCGCGTTGCCGTCGCCGATGTAATGGGAAATTTTCCCGTTGAGCTCCGTAACGAACACATGCCACAAAAACACTTCCTTCGCGCCAGAGGTCAGAGAGAGGCTGACGCTTGATTCACGGATGGCATCTTCATACCGGCGAAAATCCGTGTACGGCGCGGCCTTCGCGGACGGGATGGAGGCGGGCTTCGCGTTGTTGATGGCCTCGACGGTTTCGGGAATGTTCCAGCCGGCGTCGCGCGCGTGCTCCAAATCTGTCGCGCTGCCGTCCTCGCCGCGAATCAGACCGGCGAGTTCGTGCGGCATGACATATTGCATGAACGCCGCAAACTGCACCGAGTCGACATTGTGCTTCGTCCCGTCGGGGAGGAAGGCCTTGTCCTGACGAAAATGCACCGGCTTCCAGCTGTCGTTGTCGAGCCACGCAAGGGTCGTCCAGCCGAACGTCGAGTCTTCGGCGGCCACCTCGTTCACGAAATTGTACCAGCCCGGCCACTTGCGCACGGTGTTCGTAAATTCCTGACGGAAGAGCTCCGTCTTTTTCTTCGCGTCCGGAATGCTGTCCGGCAGCTCGGCGCTGGTCAGATAGCGAGCGCTCTGGATGGCTTTCGTCAACCTTGACGACACTTTGCCCGTCGTGGTGGACAGGGGCTTAGTCGAAAAATTGCTCTTGTACCCGAGGCCTTCCGCTTCGAGCTTCGCGTCGTCGTACGGGCGCTCGCTGTTGAGCTTCCCCTGAATGCGGCCGTTCTTCTCGTTCTGTGCCCGGCGCGCCTGCTGCAGGCTCCCAATAATGTTGAAAATCTGCGCCGCATCGCTGATGCTGCGCTGACGTGGCTTGCCGAGCCCGCTGGGGCGCAAGTCGGGAGAATTGATTCCGCTGCCGTCGGGCGCTTGGTCTTCGGAGGTGTTAAGCGACGGCGAGGTGTTTGGGAGGGCCATTCAGTGGTGTCTACTTCAGACACCACTAAGTATCGGACCTTTCCTCACACCCCGAACGGAAGAATGCTTGCGCCCGGGCCGGCTTCTTTTTGTGCCAGCGCGTAGTCGCTGTCCACCATCAGCTTTACCAACTCCTTAAATCTCACTTGTGGCTGCCAGCCCAGCTTGGCTTCTGCCTTGGCCGGGTTGCCAACTAACAAGTCCACCTCCGCCGGCCGCTCGTAGCGCTCGTCGTGCTTCACGTACTTGCGCCAATCCAGCGACACCCACTTGAAAGCTTCCTCGACAAATTCGCGGACGGTGTGCGTCTCGTTCGTGGCGACAACATAGTCGTCGGGCTTCTCCTGCTGCAGCATCAGCCACATCATCTCGACGTATTCCTTGGCATAGCCCCAATCGCGCTTGGCGTCTAGATTTCCGAGAGTGACACTGTCTTGTAAGCCGAGCTTAATTCTCGTAGCAGCGCGGGTGATTTTTCGGGTGACAAATGTTTCGCCCCGGCGTGGACTTTCGTGATTGAAGAGGATGCCGTTAGAAGCATGAAGTCCATAGCTTTCTCGATAGTTAACGGTGAGCCAATACGCGTACACTTTCGCACACCCGTACGGAGAGCGAGGCCAAAAAGGTGTCTGCTCTGTCTGAGGAACCTGCTGCACCTCGCCAAACATCTCGCTGCTGGCTGCCTGATAATATCGAGCCGTTTTAGCCAAACCAGAATTTCGAATTGCTTCGAGCAGTCGTGCGGTGCCGAGCCCACACACATCCCCTGTGTACTCGGGGACGTCGAAGGAGACACGCACGTGGCTCTGGGCTCCGAGATTGTAGATTTCGTCCGGGGCGATTTTGTACAATAGGTTGGTGAGGGCGCTGCCGTCGCAGAGGTCGCCAAAGTGGAGGAAAAAGGAAACATTGTTGATTGCTGGGTTGTTGACGAGGTGGTCGATGCGGCCCGTGTTGAAGCTCGACGAGCGGCGCAGGAGCCCGTGCACCTCGTAGCCTTTTGCAAGGAGGAAGTCGGCGAGATAGCTGCCGTCTTGGCCCGTGATGCCAGTGATAAATGCGACGCGTTTTTTCATGTGTGCTTAAGCGGAGGAAAATTATCATCATTCATCATCACGAGGATGAGGACAAGGATGATGCACCAAGAGACGAGCTGGCCCTCACTCATCGAGGCGTGTCAGGGACGTGAAGACGATGTTGTTGCCGTCGAGCACGACACCTTGGTTTGCCTGCTCGGTGACGAGATGCTGGCGGAGGGTCTGGAGCCGGGCACCGTTCAACGGGAGGGACAGGTCGAGGATGCGGTCGAAGTAGGCCGCATTGCCGGAACGCTTGCCGACAAAGCAAACAAGCACGGCGACTTTCGTGGGCTGAATTTTAGGAGTTTTCATTTGGGGGAAATTGGACCGTCGGAGACAGGGGCCGGCGCGTCGGTCTTGAAGTCGACGACATCGACGGGCGTGACGTCCTCCAGCGGGGCGCCGAAATGTTTCGGGAAAATGGCGCGGAGCTTTTCTTCCAGCTGCGCGAGTGTCCCGTCGTTCAGAATAATTTCGTCCGCGAGGTCGCGCAGGCTCTCGCTGTTGTCCGCGACCTGCGGCTTGCCGGGCGTCTCGACATAAATCGTCAGGGAGCGAATGCCGTTCCACTCCAGCCGCTCCTTGGCCTCAATCAACTCGTTCCGACGCCGCACGCCGTCAATGATGTTGTTCCCATTCATGTAGAGCGTGCGAATCAAAATGGACGGGATGATGTAAATTTCCTTGTCAAGCTCGTGCGCCGGGCCAGTGAGGGAGGGCAGCTTCCCGACCATGAAATCGCCGGCTTCAATCAGGTCGGGGCGGATGCTCTCCTTCGGGAGCTCACGCAGCTTGGCCACCGTAGTATTACGCCGCTGCGCGAGAAAGGCGTAGATGACGTCGCTGCAGCTTGCGCCTTTAAGGTGTGTCAATTTGCACAGCAATTCGCGGACGGTGGTTTTGCCATGGCCGACAGGACCGACAATGAAAAACACCGGGGGATGGGAGGAAGATTGCATCAATGAAGCAGGTGGCCGAGATAGAAGAGAAAATTCACGAGGCCGATGAGTGCCATGACGAGCAGGAACGCGAGGCCGGCGACGGCGTAGCGCGGAGGAATCGTAGGGAGGGCGTCGAGCATGTTATTTTCGATGGTGCATCCAACGTGAAGCTCGCGTCGCCAGTTTTTCGTCCCACTCCTGTTCGCACCAATCGCTCACTTGTTCCAGCCGACTCCCGAAGGCCGAAAGAAAATGGAGCACGAGCAGTGGAATAAAAAGCAGAAACAAAAGTGGCAGGGCAACAAGAACGCGGCCCGGAGTGCGACCTCTCGAATTGAAATAATTTTTCATAGACCCGTGGAAAATTTGGTTTGTCTGCCCCACACCTTAACAGGACATTTCTCGGTGGCGAGGAGAGTTTTCACATTCGCGAAACAAGTGCAAACGAGGCACTGCCCCCTGTGGGCGTCGTAGTTAACGCACTCGCTGCAGCGCCGACGTCGTTCGTCTATTACGTCCGTGCTGGCAATAATCGGGGTTTCACGGAACAAGGCGCGCGTGAATTCGACAATGGCCTTGCCGAGGTTGGGAAGCGTGTGCCGGTTGAAAAGCATCAGGCTGGTGCCTCTGTGATTTTTCCTGTCTCAAGCGCGTGCGCCAATGCCGGAGGAATCAAGCCCGCCGGAGACACGCAACCCGGCAGCGGCGAGGCCAAAGTGAGTCGGAGATAGTCACCATAATTGTCCCACATATCCTTCTGCACCAAAAACCGCATTTCAAACCGGGCGTTCTTTCCCCGCATCTGAACCGCTGCCTTGGCAAGCACCGGCACCAGCACGCGCGACAGTTCGGCGGCCACGGCTTCTTCCGTGGTGTGCCTGTTCATGTCTATATACGAATGCAAACTTGGCTTAAGCATTTTTCCTCCAGCATTCGGACGGGACATCCTTGTTATGCGCCGGCAATGTCTTCGCCCAGACGGCCGTGCCGTTGTGCTGGCCAATTGCGGCGCAGGCGCGCAGCTCCCTATCGAACGGTGTTTGCCGATTGGCTTTATAAATCATCGACAGCTGCTCAATCGTTTGCAGGCAACTGCCGCAGCCACTGTCGTTGTAGACAATGTTCTTCGGGCAGCGGCTACATATCTCTGCTCGCCGCTCCGCTTCCGGCTGGCTCACGAGGTCGGTGATGTTGGACGTGCGGAAAAAATTGCTCATCCACTCCGCGACGCGCTTGGAAATGTGCTCGCCTCCTTCGAGGGAGGGTTGCACCTGCGCGTTGCCGCCTGTGCAGAAATGCGGCCAGCTCGCGCAGAGCCAATTCCTGTATTCTTCCAGCGGATACCCGGGCGGTAGGTTGGCCGCGCTCCTGTGAGTTGCGATGCCCTTCACGACGCTGGCCTCGTCGTGGCCGTCAATGCGGAAGGGCGTCCCACTCGACGTGTCGATGAAATGAAATCCGCCGGGCGGAATGATGGACGTCTTGGGAACGAGCGTCATGGTGGAAAATCTCCGAAGGTGGGGCCGTCTCCGTAGCCCGACCCAGACAGGTTTTCATGTGAAGACTCGGGGCCGGATTGGGCCAAAGAGTGCCGGAGGATTGCCTCCCGGTTGGAAGCAATCATGGCCTCCAACTGCGGGTCGGACGGGATGATGGACGTCTTGGGGACGAGCGTCATTGGTGTTGCGGCCACCTGTACTTGGTTATGAGCATATCGCGATAAACCACTTCCCATCGCTCGACTTGTTCAAACACCACAACTTCACCCGTATCCAAAGTAACTGGATACCACGCATACCAACTGTGCCACTCAGGCTCTTCTATTTTATCTCTGAGAATCATTTATTATGCTGGGTCGATTTGCCAAACGCTGTTGGCCGTGTAAAATTTATTTCCCTCGATTTTCTGGATGGCTGAAGAAGTGAAAACGCCGGGGCGCTCGACGCCGTTTCGGTTGGTCCGCAACACCTCAATCTTGTGGCCCACTTCGAGCGGAGCCCATAGCGTGCCTTTCAATTCATACCCGGTGAAAAGCGCTTTCGAATTCTCGGCGTGTGCCGAAAGTTTTTTCAGAGTGATTTCAGTTCCAACGCTCATTTGATTTTCGCTTTCCAGCGAATCAAGCAGGAATATATCTGGGTGGCGAGGAAGCCACGAAGCAGAGCGGCCGTCTCGCCGCAGCCTTTTGGACCCCACTTGATTTCCCGATATTCGAAGACGTCATCAACAGCGTGGCTCATCTCGTGGGCAATCAACTCGTGGCTGAGACAGCGGCGTTCGAACATCATCAACCCCTTTCGTCCCCGAGAAATCCACACCCCCGCCGGGTCAAAATTCTCCGCCACCTCGAAATTGTAGTTCACGTGGGCGTGAAGCTCGCGCTCCTCCACCGTCGCCCGGATACTGTCGCAAAGACAGAGCCGGACGTCGAAGTCATAGATGGGAAGGGAGAAGTTGTGGAAGAAGGGTTTCAAGAAAAATGGCGATGGGGGCAGGTGCTTGCACCCTGCGCTGCTGAGTCTGCTACCCGTCAGCCCGGGAACGGTTGCGACCCGTTGTCCGCTTTAATATCTAAGCTACCCCACCAAAAGAAGTGGACGCGAGGGAAGTCGAATCCCTGTGCTTCTCGCCTTCTTCGTCGCAGTCAACATGCTTGTAGGGATGCCGGATTTCTCTGACGTCCTCCACCATCCGGGAGCTGGCCCGGCCCATTATACTCTAACGCTGTCGCTAACAGCGGCCGTTAGGCCGCGAGCTTCATCTGCTCCGGGACCGTGGCCCGGAAATCCACTTCAATGACGTTGTCATTTGATTTTTTGCCACGGCAGATTAAAGAGCCGCCATGACGGGCTCTGCATGCAGCGACGCGTTGTTCGAAAAGTAGAATCCAGAACGCGCCCGAAAATTTGAAAGAACGAAAAATTGAGCCGGCGTCGCGAGACAGAATGCGACGCCGGGAGCGTCTGTTCCGCCCTGTCAATGGCCCTCAGGTCCGGCACGTACAAACAACAAGCGTGCCGGGAAATTCTCCCCTCGGGCTCAGCCCAAAATATTCGGGCAGCCGAGGGGAACGCAATGAAGGCACGTCTGCCAGCCGACCGAGACTACACTCTACTCGGATTCTGATGCCTCAGGTGTTTCTCGAAGGGAGTCGCTGAATAAGACAGCTTACACCATCGGTTGCGCTGTGCCACAGACCAAGGTCGGGGCGCGTGTGCGTCCCTTATTGCTGTCAGACACAATTGGGTGCGGGGGTCTGAATTGAACAGACGGCCTGAGCGTTATGAGCGCACTGCTCTACCACTGAGCTACCCCGCATAATTTTCAAAAGAACTAAAATCTGAACCACCACCCTAGCACACCAATTCGTTTTGGCGAGGAAAATCTTTCAGTGCTTGTGAAAAAAGTCGTCGAGCTCCCTTTGCTCAATGATTTTGTCCACAGCCAAAGCGGTGTGCACGACGACAGATTCCATGGCCCGGCGCTCCTGCCAATAATTGTTCCACGCCCACGCGAGGAAGATGAAAATGAAAATGTTTCTGGCCTGACGGATTCGACGTTTTCTAAAGTGGAAGGAGAAAGTTCTCACGAGAAGAAGTATCGGCCTGCTGGCCGTCACCCGAGGTATTCGTTCCGGTCGGTGCAGCCGACGCGCTGCTCGTAGGGCGTGTTGTCGTCGTCTCCTTTCGAGACAGTGCCCGTGATCGTTGGCACTTCCGTCATACGCATGCGGGCGACAAATACCAGTATTGTTACAGCGTCCGCGCGGTCGGGAGATTTGTTGCCTCGGCTTTTGTAATCCTTCTTGCTCTCCACTTTCTTCTTCGCGCCCGCGTGCGGATATTGCCGACCCGTGAGCTCGGCAATCAGCGGGTCTTGAGGGATGGCGGGGTTGATTTTTAGAAACCCGAATTCAATAAACTTGCTCGTGCCAAACCAGAGCTCGGTGAGCAAATTTTGATATTCGTCGGCGGGGAGTTTCTGGTCCTCGTCCATGATCTTTTTTTCTGTCGGAGACATGGAGCCGTTGATGCCCTTGGTCGCGTTGGAGAAAGTGGTGACGAGGACGTCGTGCACGCCCGCCCCGTTGCCCGCGCGGTCGACGCCCAAGCTCTGGCCCTTCACGTACGTCCCCTTGGAGAGACGGACAATCTCGGCGACCAGTTTTAACGTGTCGCCTTTCGGCATCTGGAAAAGCTGGTCGAGCTGCAGCACTTCCCGTAGGACGGGGTGGCCGAATTGATTTTTAAAACTTTCGAGCGGGCTTTGCTTGCCGTCGATTGGGGGACGACGCCAGCCGGACGCTTTCCCCAGTCTGCCTAGGGCATAGATGGCATTGTCGCCGCCTTCGAGCGCGACGTCGACAGCGCCAATTGGTTCGGGCGTCTCGACAAATTCGTAGGTGCCGTAGACGTCATTCACGAGATGCTGCGGGATGACGACGAGGTCGAGGCCCTGCTCCGGGTACCATCCTCTTGCAAACGTATAGTACCCGGCTGTGCCTACGCCACCGGCATTCTTGATGGATATTTCCAACCCACCTTTCGTCTGCAGGCCTTGATAAAGCGTCTGACCGCTCATCACGTTCTCGCTCTTGTAGGCATCAAGTCGCACCACACTCCAGTCGCGTTTGCTCACCCACGTCTCCGATGTCTCCATGTCGATGCTCTGCCATCCGTTCTTCGGCTCGACGCGTTGAGCGCATGCACTATTTCTGTCCTTTGGGTTGAAGGCAGCAAAAATCTTGAATTGTTCCAGCCCACTTGCGTTGGAAAGGATATTCACCGTGTCATCCCAAATACCGATGGGGATGTTCTCGGCTTCTTCCAAGAAAACGCGGAGACGAGAAAGTTTTCCAAATTGTGGATGCGGGTGCTTCCTCGGAATCACCTTCACGCCCTGTAGCCGTCCGGCGGCCTTCTTACCTGTCGGCACCACCAGACCAAAAATGCCGCTGTCCCGCTGCACCGCACTGAGAGTGATTCCAAGTTGGATGAGCTCGCCGGGGCCGGAAATACTGGCCTCTCGATGAAGCTTCGCTAAGTGCGAAAAGAGATTGCGTTCAAGGTGGCCTTCAGATGGGCCGACGATTTGGATATTGGTGTAAAACGGGTCGCGTCTCCAATCAAGATAACTCCACACGCCGAGAGAATATGACTTACTCATCGAGCTGGCTCCTTGCACCGCCACGGCCACGGAAGAAAATACAGCGTCCCAAATCATCTTCACTTGCCGGGGTTCGCCCGAAAAAAGATTGGGCGTCCACAGCAGCGTGGCTGCATCAACGTATCGCTGGCCGTCCAGCAAATATTGCAGGAAAGCCGCGAGAATCTGGTTGGCTTGCTCCTCGTTTTTTATTGCAGTGTCGATCTGGAGGAATTCGGCCACTTGCTGCGCGGCTGTCACTCGGTTGCCTAGGTGCAGGGGCAAGGACACCGCCTTGGTGAAATCGGTGAGCTTTCCGCCGTGAACTAAACCTACGGGTGTTTCATCCATACTTACTTCCTTTTTCTAGATTCTCCTGAGCGAACAAAGGCTGTTGGTTTGTGTAGTGGAAGCACGCGGCTTGCTGCACTGGGTCAGTGAGGTCAAATCGAGAACCTGGCTTAACATGGTCGACGTGCCACACCGTTCCGTGGTTCTCCCACTTCATGCCCGGCTTGAATCGCTTTTCCAAATGCGTCCGGAATTCTTGGGCCGAGCAACCCAGCAATTTCAGGGAACTGGCCGACGCCCTCTTACCTTTAAGAACGCCATACCTCCGACATCTTATCGTGCCGCGCAGTTTAAAATTGGGGTCGATTGCTTTGCGTTTTTTATTCTGCTCGTTTTTTCGTTTATCATACTTCTTTCCGTGAAGGGTCCGGCTTCGTTTGTTGTAGGCCTTGACTTTCTCCGGGTGTTTCTTCCTCCACAGTCGGGCAATCTCGTTGGCTCTCTCGCGATTATTGGCCACCCACTGGCGGTGGTTCTCTGCCGCCTTTTCAGGGTTCGCAGCTTTCCACTGTTTATTCCTGTCGCGGAAAGACTGCGGGTCTTCATGAAATCGGGCGAGCGCAGCAACGCGCCTCTTCTCCCGATTGCGTTCGTCGTAGGCGCGCTCGACTTCTCTCGCTAAAGTACGCAGGCCCTCTAACTTCGCCAACCACCACGAACGCACTACAGAATGCCACTTAGTAAACTCCAGTTCCATACACAATTAAGTATCGGACTTTATAAGACTTTCCCATGCTACATCTCACTTTTTATTTTTAATATAGTCGTGTCTGAGCTAGACATCACTTTTCCTATAGAAAAAATTTTTAAAAATTTCTCGACTACCACTTAGCTAAACTGGAGGCCCAAATCCCCCCGTACGGGTGCCTCGGGCTGGGCCTGCACCGGGCTACAGCTCAACGGACGACTCGACGAGTGGGACATGCTGGGAGCCGGCAGGGTGGGGAAGTGGTGATTTGTCAAGATGTTGATAGTGTAAGATTTCCCTACTTTACATAATAAAGAAGGTACGTAATCTTTTTTACAATTGAGTCCTTACACTGTTGGCTCATGCGGAGCTATGTCCGCGCTTGGCTGCGAAGGCGCGACATCGGCTAAGTCTAGGTAGGCTGTACGCGGTGGTCGACCACGACTCTGTCCTCGTGCCTTAGAACGAATGCGGTGGCAGCAAGCACACACCGTCTCACATTTACCGAGCTCCTCCTTCAGCTTTTCAACCGATGCCCAGCGCCATGCCGCTGACACTAGGAATTTCTTCTCTCCTCTTACGTGGTCTAGGTCCACTGCTTCAGGTGGAAAAGTACGGCCGCAATCGACACAGGGTTTGCCTTTAGCCTCATCAATCAACGCCTTCTTACTGAGAGTGTGTGGCGTCCTTTCAAGTCTCTTTGCACGACAGGTGTTACACCGTCGATTGTGGTACGCTGTAGGATTGAGCGGGTCGGGGCGGTATTTGGAAAAAGACTCGATGGGGAGTTCGCGCCGACAATCGTAGCAACGCTTGCCAACGGCCGGAAGAAAAAGTGAGTCCTGTACTGGGGTGTTGTCCATGAGTTGGCGTTTTATTTCTATCAGTGTGTTGAGTGTATTGATGTCTGTCTTAACATTTCCTGTGAGTCTGTTGGTGAGATGTCGTCGCCCAAAGCTGGCTATGCGTTCAACTTTTTGCTCCCAGTGTACGCCGTACCAAACCTTGAACCACTCGCAGTGAATTCGAAGCTCTTCAATTGGAGGAAGGTCTAACGGCATCTGCTACTCGTGCTGTCGTATCAATCACGGGGCTGGCATCGAAACGCTTCTGCAGTGCTTGGTACACGTTCACGATGAGGTTGGTGGTGTTTTTTGCGCCTGTGCTCACGTCTGCGTCGGCCGCAAGCTTGTCACCAAGCGCACGGTATTTGATGTCTGCCAGCGTTTGAATTCCCTTGGCCAACTCAGTGAGAGCCTTGGGGTCGAACGTCGCAATGCCATCCTTGTCGGTGGTCACACAAAAAGAGCGTGCGGCGGCGGGGTCTTTTTCAAGGTCAGCGATGATGTTGTCGAACACGGCACCGAGTCGCGTGGCCAGTGTGTAGTTGGAAATTCGATTCACTTCCTTTTCCATCTCGCGGCCTTCGTCGGTGTCAAGACGCGCCAAGCCATTGGCCTTGTCCTTCCAGTTGTTGTCGTGCGCGAGCGAGTCGATTCGTTCCTTCGGCACACGAGACACGGCCGCGACGCGCGCTGTGTTGCCACCGAAAAACGTGAAGAGTTGAAAAAGCTGAACGTGGTCCTCGCGGACGACAAGAGTAGTAGACATACGTGCTTCTGTGTTAAGTATCCGACTTCGCACGACAAGCGGACGACTGGACTCATTGCAGAGCAGGTGGGCTATCGAATGGACAAACAGGTGAGCCACCGCATTGCCGAATAACCTAGTCGACGAATCAGTGTGTTCACGTTTCCGTGACGTGTCGAAATCACGTGGGTTGTTGATGTTTCCTGCGTCGTCGAAAAGGCCCGAGGCAAGCGAAAGCTGTAGCGGACGGTAGGATTTACCGTGTGTTTAAATTCTACCGTCCGCTACACGTTCTCTCTCCTCCTCCTGCTCTACTCTTCAACTACTTATATATTATTAGATGTAATATAAAAGGATTGGTGAGAAGGGAATTAGGTTGGGCGAGCTGGGGAAAAAGGCACTTGTGTCATAAAGCGGCGGCCGAAAAGGCCGTCCCGCCTAAGACTCGCCAACCTAATTCCCTTCTCACAACAACTCTCCGTGTCTACAACAGTTCACGTATGTGCCTGATAGCTAACGCATCAATTTGTCCGATTGTTGTGCCACGCTACAGTATTTAAACACACGGTAAATCCTACCGTCCGCTACAACTTTATGTCGCGCGGGCAAAAATATTCCTCGCCACTCCACCAGATGCTGCTATGTTGATGGAATGTCGGACAGCTTTTCCTTTCTCCCAACCAACCTTGACGGCGTGCTGCCGACGCTCGTGCGTGTCGACGCGGAGCGTCAGCTGGAGTTGTTGCGCTACACGTGGAAATATGTTAAGCACTCCGGTCGCGTCCTGCGGCGCAATGCGTGTGACAGGGCGCGGGGCGTGAAGAACGGCAGAATGGTGAGGGCCAACGTCTATCTCGAAGAATTCATCTTCGGACCGAGCACGTGTCGCATCAATTTCAGGAACGGCGACCCGCTCGATTTTCGTCTGGAGAATTTGCTACCCGACCCGAAGCTCACTGTGGCCGTTTTCGGCCACTGCCAAGGTTTCACGTTCGACCACCTGCCTGAGCACACCGCGGCTCTGCGTGATATCCTTAACCACATTGACTACTATCGCGCCGAGGCCAAGAGCAGCCGGAATATCTTTTCGATTGCGAAGACGCGCGAGGTGCTTGAGTATGTCAAGGTGCGCTGCGCCGGTTGGGGCTACGAGGCGACAGCCTTTCGCGTGGCCGCGAACATGAACGGCGGCGCAGCCATCAGCCCGCAGCAACTTCTCCGCATCATCCAAGGGAAGAGCTGCAAGGTGCCCGGCTATGATTATGCCGCACTCGCCGCCACACGGACAGCGAAGCCCGGTCGCCCCGCGCGCACCTGAACCCACTCGTCGCACAATTTTCAAATGACACCCAAGCCACACGAGCCACCGTCAGGCACGCGCTGGCTTTCCCACGGCGAGCGCCTGCAGGAGGGCGACGAATATTGGAACGCACGTGATGGAAAATTCCTCGCCACGTTCAAGTTTCACCATATCTTGGATGATTACGACCTCCTCGTCGGCTACATCCACAAAATTTAAAACATGAACCAATTCATTCAGCTTCACACGCCCACGTCAGGCACGCCGATTGTGGTGAACGTAAATGCCATCGCCAGCCTGTGGGGAGCCAACGGGCACACCAAGATTGATTTCATCGGGTTGCCCGACGGCACCCTCGAAGTGAAGGAATTGCCCGGCCAAATTCTCGCCCTCATTCCAAAACAATGAGCCCCGCCGAATATCTTACCATCCCCGTTCAGATTCGCGACACCACGCCCATTTTCAAGGAGTGGCCGAAAATTTCGCGCCTCAGTCGTGACGTGGTGGTAACAGAAAAAATCGACGGGTCCTGTGGTGTTGTTTATTTCGACGACGATTTGCGCATGCTCGTCGGAAACCGCAACAGGTGGCTCACGGAGAAGGAGGACAATTTCGGATTTTTCAAATGGGCCACGGAGCACGAGGACGAACTCCGTGAGCTCGGCAAAGGCCATCATTACGGCGAGTGGTGGGGCTCTGGCATCCAGCGCGGCTACGGGCTGAAGAACGGCGAGCGTCATTTCTCCCTTTTCAACACGGGCCGCTGGGTGGGCTATTGGACAGCGCAGTTTGGGGAAGTGGTGGGACAGCTTCCGGAAGGCATGGCATATGCCCCTGCCTGCTGCCGCGTCGTGCCCGTCCTCTGTCGCGGCGAATTCGACACCACCATGATTGAAAATACCCTCGATGCTCTCGACCGGTGGGGCAGCGTCGCCTCGAAGGGATTTATGAAACCCGAGGGCATCGTCATCTATCACACGGCCGCGAACATGATGTTCAAGAAAACATGCGTCGACGACGAAAAGCGAAAGAGCGAGGCCTGATATGTTCGGTATTCCTTATGCGCTCCTCGAAGACTGTGCCAAGGCAGCCGCCCAGCAATATCGCTGGCGGCTCGCTGAGGCCGAAGAAGCTTGCTGGCAGAATTATTGGGCCAGCAGAATGCTGTCAGACACTGTTTTCATCAAAGGCATCGCTCAAAACGGCAACAGTGGTTACAAAGCTTTCCGCCACGGCACGGAGCTGCAGGGCAGCGACGCCGACGCCGACGCCGACGCCGACGCCGACGCCGACGCC